GCTTGAACCCGATCATTGCCGAACCGTTCGGATGGAACCCGGAATATATCAAACGGCTGATCGCGCTGATTGGCCCCGCTGTTGTTTATGACATTGAAGTGCTGCCGAACGTGTTCACGCTGAATGCGGAAAGCATCGATAAAGACGACAATTTCACATTTGAAATTTCGGACCGCCGCAATGATCTGGATTTGCTGTTACAGTGGTTTGACTATCTGAACAGCGTTCAAATGCCGATGATCGGTTATAACTCCATCGGTTATGATTACAATGTTATCCACCTGATTTGGCAGTATCGCCATTCAGTGACATACGCACACCTGTACGAAAAATCTAAATCGATCATCAACAGCCAGGATCGGTTCGGCAACATGATCTGGCAATCGGATCGTTTCACGCCGCAAATCGATCTGTACAAAATCCACCACTTTGACAACCGAGCAAAAACCCAATCCCTCAAAGGGTTGGAATTCAACATGCGCAGCGCGTCCGTTCTTGAAGGCAATGTTGATTTTGACACGCCGCTTGAACACGCCCGCATTGATAGTGTGTTGATCCCGTACAACCAATGGGATGTGAAAGAAACCAAGAATTTTGCGCTGATCAGCGCTGAAGCAATCAGCTTTCGTCGCGACATGTCCAGCATGTTGACGGGCGATCTGCTGAACTTCAATGACACCAAGATCGGCAAAGAACTGCTGATCCAGCGGCTAGGCGACAATCTGTGCTTTGACCGATCATCCGGCAAGAAACAACCGCGCCAAACGATCCGGTCAACCATTCCGCTCGCTGACGTGATTTTTCCGTATATCTCATTTCAGCATCCGGAACTGAACCGCGTACTGAATTGGATGAAAGCCCAAACACTGACACCAGCCGATCTTGAACCGGGCGACGATGGCAGCAACGGACCGGCGCGCGTCAGTACCAAGGGCGTGTTCACTGGCGTCAATGCGGTGATCGACGGTTTTCAGTTCGATTTCGGCACGGGCGGAATTCACGGCAGTGTCACCGCCCGCAAATATGAAGCGGACGATGAATGGCACATTGACGACATTGACGTGACCGGCCTTTATCCGTCGATTGCAATTAAGAACCGTTTGTTCCCTGAACACCTGGGTGAACAATTCGTGGCGGAATACGGCAAGCTTCCTGAAGAACGCGCAAAATATGCCAAGGGCACCACACAAAACGGTGCGATCAAGCTTGGTCAGAATGGCGCATATGGCGATAGCAACAACCCATATTCACCGCTATACGATCCCAAATTCACCATGACGATCACGATCAACGGACAGCTAATGCTGTGCATGCTCGCTGAACGGATGATGCGAATTCCAACCGTCCAGATGATCCAGATCAACACGGACGGCATGACTTACCGCATCCACAAATCTATGCGCAAGCATGCTGAAGCCGTACAAGCCGAATGGGAACGGTTTACGCTGCTGAACCTTGAACGTGCCAGCTATCGCCGGATGTGGGTCCGTGACGTGAACAATTATGTTGCTGAAGATTTCAAAGGCAAGCTAAAGCTGAAAGGTGATTACTGGTATCCGGACGGCACCAAGTTTGAAGGCGGTTGGCCGGAAGCGATCAGCAAAGCCGGTCCGAGCGCATGGCACAAGGATTTGAGCGCACAGATCGTGCAACGCGCTGCCGTGGCGGCAATGGTTCATGGCGTTGATCCTGAAGTGTTCATGTCGGTGCATCGCGATCCGTTCGATTACATGTTGCGCGCCAAGGTCACGCGCGGATCAACGTTGATGATCGGTGATCGCGAAGTGCAGCGGATCACTCGCTATTACATGGGCAAGCAAGGCGGACCGCTGCGAAAGATCAGCCCGCCAACCGGCACGCCAGGGCAATACAAGAAAGCCCAAAAGGTTTCAGATCGCGACTATCTGGCTTGGCACGCTGCAAACGGCAATGTTTGGAACCCGGACATTCACACAAAGAACCAATCAAAGCACGACGAACGCGAAACCGGCTTACAATCCGGATGGCTTGTGACCGAGTGCAACACAGCTTCGGATTTTTCCTTTGACAATCTCAATTTGGGTTGGTATATCGAAGCCAGTCGAAAACTAATCATCGGATAGGAACCCGCAAAATGAAAAATTCCGTATTGAGTTGGTTGGCCGGTCGGATCACGCCAAAGCCGCTTGATCCAGTTGTGCACCAGATCGGCTTTAAGGCTGTTGAAGATGCTTTGGAAGCTTCGGCAACTTTGGATGGCAGCACACCGACTGGACCGATTGCATTCATCGAACCCGGTCGCATGATCACCGCCCGCGACACCAGCACGCCCGCATATCATCTTGACCTGACGGAAAAGATGATCCAGCAACTTGAAGGCCGGATTACCAAAGCCGAAACCGCCCGCGATGAACAGCGCAATCTGTATGAAGCAGATCGCCTTGAACGGCACATCAGCCAAGAACGCAGCGATGACGCACAAGCCGATGAATTGGTCGGTCTGCGCAAGTCGCTCGCTGCATATCATGCCGCCCGACTGGTGCTGTTGCCAGCGACCGAGCGCGCCGCCCGCGACGTGCAGGATGTAGAGTTGTCAACTCTCACGCCCGATGATCTTGCCGCGCTGACAGCAAAGCCGCCTAACACCCGCGAACGCCGTGCCGCCCGCCGCAAGCCCATTGAACAAGCTGAATAGGGAAAACCCGCCATGCTTTACAACATCGAAAATTTCAACGAATTCCGCGATGCGTGTCACACCGCCAGCGTCAACGCCGGTTGGTGGAAAACCAGTCAGCGTTACAATGGAATGGTTGCAGTTGCGGTCGGCGCGGCTGACCCGGATCGCCTGACGGTGCCGACCAAGCTGTGCCTGATCCATTCCGAAATTTCGGAAGCGTATGACGGTTACATGACCGGCGCGGACGATGAACACTTGCCGGAATATCCGAACGCAGCGGTTGAATTCGGTGACGTGCTGATCCGCATTGGCGACTTGGCCGGATATCTCAACATCAACCTGGGCAGCGCGATCATGTTGGTGTTGCAAGCGGATCATTTGGAAACCTATGTTGGTGATGGCGGATACGGTGAGAGTTGGGCAACTATTCATGTTGCCTTCAATCGACTTCAATGCTGGACAAGCGCCGCGATGGAAAGCCATCGCAAGGGCAACCGTCCGGACAGCAGCATTCCAGCGTTGTCGGGCATGGCTGCCAATTTGGCGCGCGTCGTCATCCTGTGCGATCTGATCGCCCGCAAGAACCATTGGAACTTGCCGGAAGTGTGTCAGGCTAAGATGGCATTCAATACGATCCGCCCGGATCACAAGCTTGAAGCCAGGGCGATCATTGATGGTGGAAAGGCATTCTGAAATGGACAGCGCAAGTGTTTTTGCAATTTTGATGATTGCGCTTCTCACAGCGGTTTTCATCGTTCCGGCTGGTCTGATTTTTATCGGTGCAATCCGGAAGTGGTGAAATAACCGCTTGCAATGATCCGGAACGTGTGAGATAACAATCAAACGTTCCGGAGAATTGAAAATGACCAAAGCAAACGGCAAATGCAATCGCTGCAACGGCAAGGGTTCGCGCAACACTCCTGTTGCACACATGGGAATTCCCGGTCTTTGCTTTGGTTGTGACGGTGCTGGAACATATGAAGCTTTTGCCGCCAATCAGGAAAAGGCACGCAAGGCTAAAAAAATCAACGATGCTTTTTTTGTTGCCTATACCATGACGAACGATGTTGCCGAAAAGAATGGCGGTTGGATCGTTCTTGATCGCGAAACCCGCGCTGTTCTGCGTTCGATGGTTGCACCATTTAGCAGTGCAGATTATGCCAAGGCGCGCGGCATTGATTGCAAGGCGGCATTCATCGAACTGTGCCGGGCTGGACGCGGCAAGGTTTGCCCGGTGATTGGGGATGATTTGAAGGTGATCGGTTGGACGAACGAATGAGAAAAAAGCCCGGAGCGATCCGGGCTTAATCATTTCTATTAGGACAGCGATTTGGGCGGTGATCCGTCAACCGTATTGGCACCGGAAACCGTGCTTGCCTTGCTGGCCAATTCGGCACCGTCAACCGTGGCGTCAAGAGTGAGCCGGGCAATCGACTTTTGCTGAATGCCTTGGGCACCGCCAGCCCATTTGATCAGCGCCGCGTTGCCGTTGTCCAGGGCATATTGCAGCATCTTGGCCAGCACTTCAGAACCCACATCGACGTTCAGCGCCTTGCCAGCAACCGCGCCCTTGGTCGAATTCATCGCAGCCATTGCCGCATTCTTCAAAAGCTGATCGATCCGGAAAGCGTTGAACGCCCATTTGGCCGGGCCGGGCAACATGGCGACAAGCCAAGTCATTGCAAGCCCGAAAGCCGTCCAGGCCACAGAAGTCGGATCGGCAAGATTGGCAAGCAAAATCTGTGCGAAGTCGCCCCAATTCAGAACCACTTCAGTCGGTGGAACAGTCACGACGATATCGGGCGAAACATCCTGCGCGAATGCAGCAAAAGGCGTCCAGGCAAGCAACGCGAGCCCTAGAATAATCCAAGCACGAAACTTCATAGCGGTTGCGCCTCCTAAGCGCGGGTTATAAGGCTGAAAAGCCAAGCAAGGAACTTGTTCAGTCCGGACGGCTGTTCAGCCGATGGCGGCACCTTAGCCTGTGCCGTGCTGCTGTTCAATGCCCGCATTGTTGCCGGTCCTGCAACACCATCGCTGATCAACCCGTGATCGCGCTGAAAATCACGCACGCCGCGTTCGGTGCTATCACCGAAATCACCATCATTGCGGCCAACGTCATAGCCGCGACTGGTCAGCTTGGCCTGAAGCGACCGAACCGCTTCACCCTTGGACCCGTGGCGCAATAGCTGTGCGGCAGGGATGGGCTGAGCCGGTGCAGGGCTGATAGGTGCGGTTGTCGGGTTGAGAGCGCTTGCAGCCTTCAGCGCGCGGGCTGTGTAGGCTTTCCGGTCCGCCAGGGCACCATTGCCGCCCTGCCATGCCTTTGTGAGCGCGGTCACGTCGCCAGTGTAGCGGTGAAGCCGATTGGCTTGCCAGAAGTCGCACGCGGCTTCCAAGGCAGCGGGAAACGCCCGCACCAGATCAGGCGCACCGACACACGGAACGCCGGTTCGTTCCTGCATGCCCTGATAGTTGGATTTGCCAGTCAGGTGCGGACAGCCTGAACCGCGATAAAGCCAGCCGTCATTTGGCAGGGTGTTTCCGAGCCGTCCGCCATAAACCAGATTTGCAAGCTTCTGTTCATTGCGGACGAACGGTGATGCTGCCGCGTCCGACTTGAACCGGCTTGGCCAAACCGCCCGCAACCGGCTGGTTGTGGTATAATACAGGCTTTCAACCAGTTTGTTGAAGCTTTGCGTTTCAGCCGCACATTGCGCCAGGAAGTGACACACATCCGGAACACTGGAAATCCCATATTCGGACAACAGGGATTGATGCGACACAATCGCTGTCACGTATTCCGGCTTTGCAGTCGGTGCGATTGCAAAAATGAATTCGCGGGTTATTTTCATTTCTTTACAGGTTCCGGGTTGAACCGACCATTTTTGTCGGTGTTAGGATCAATTGCGCTTTTCACAAATTTGTCGTTGCGTTCTGCAATGACAACCCATGAAACTTTGTCGGTGCACGTTTCATCTTCACAGATGATTTCAAAATCAGCACCCTTGATTTTGCCAGGACGCAGCCGCGCAAAACCGTCCTGATTTTGCAGACTTGTCACAACTGCATTTGTCGTGAGTGCGGCAAATGTTCCGGCTGTCATGTTGCTGTCATCGTCAATGTTGACCATTGCGCGACCCTTAACCAACTTGGCAACACCGCGATAAATCAGATCATATCGCGGTGCTTCAACGAACCCATGAACCAAGCGACGTTCAGGATCAAGCGGGTGTTCAATGTCGAATGTGCCAGCCGCCTTGGACAGCGTTCCGGCAACCGCGAAGTTGCCGCCCCAACTGCCAGCGCCGCTTGCACGATTGATCGCCAGAACAAGCCCGGTCGGGTTTCCCGCATCATCGTACCGGCGCAAATACCAGTTCGACCCGGAATTGCCGCCCGCTTCAGCTTCACCGTCACCGAAATCCATTTGCCAACGTAGTGCACCGCCCTTGAATGAACGGATTAAGCAAGAAGTTGTTCCGTTTTTCACTAGGTCAAGCTGAGCACTGCCACTGCCAAGAATTTTGAGATTGTCGGCAATGGTAGTAATGCCGGTTGCCCTATCAATGGAAAAAGGGATCGATAATTGCGTGCCACCGTCATCGAACCTGCGTAAATACAGATTGGACCCTGCATTACCGCCAGCTTCAGCAGCACTATCGCCGAATTCAAATTGCCAACGCAGTGTTCCACCCGAAAGACCACGCAAAGCATTTACGCCGGAACTTTTGTTCAGCGAAAGCGTCGGGGAAGCTTTGGCAATGGCCAGATCGCCGGTTAAGGTATCGCCAGCCTTGTTTGCGGGCGTAAATCCAAGTGCAGCTTGTGCACCCAAGTAAACTCTAGTGTTGGCAGCATCCGGATTGTCCAGAATGCCACGTGCATATGCTGTACTTGAACGGGTTGCCAATTCCAACAAGCCAAGATATATTCTTGCGTTGGATACATCCGGATTATTCAGCAATCCCCTTGCCCATGATGTGAGCGTAGCCAGTGCTTTTGTGCTTACACCCGTGTAATAGCTGATCTTGTCCGCCGCACCGGTCAAACCGGCTTCCGCCAGCAAATTGCCATTTCCGAGCAAATCGATCAGATTGCGCGCCTGGGCTGCAACGCGCGATCCGTCAGGCTGAAACCGGATGCGGACAGGTACGGCAGCACCAGCAGCACCAGCCGGGCAAACATCCAAGAGCGTGCCGACATTTTCGCCCGTGATCGTGGCGATGATCAGAACGAACCCGTTGTGCATGATCGTGTCACCGGGCAAATGCCCGCGCGTGATCATGTTGACGCCGGATGTGGTGAACGCTGCCGAACCGGAAGTGAGCGTAATTGTTCCGGTAATGGTATCAGGTGCCGTTGCCATCAGGTTTTCGCTTTCAAGTGTTCAAGTTCGGCAGTCAATTGTTCGATCTGCTGACGGGCAATTATCAGTTCATCCTGAAGCATCAAAGCTTGCTGTTCGGACCATTTGGCTTTCGCTTCAGCGCGCAAGGCAATCGCATGAACTGAAACCGTTCGGGCATTGGGTTCATTCACGGGTTTATCCTGCCAGGGTGAATTGTGATGCTGCCAGCATAGAACGAACGGAAGTTAGCCGCAACTGTGCCGTAGCCTGGGCATGCACAAGGATTTGTGCCAGCCGGGCTGATCCAAGGCGGGCGTTTATTGCCGCTAATGTCCGGTCCTTTGGTATCGAGCCGCACGGCAAGCTGTGCGGCATCGCTGCGAATTGCTGACCATTCACCATTGCCGCGAAACCAATTTGACCACCCTGAAGAACTTCCCGGGCTGATCCAAGGGTGTGTTCCGGCTGCGTCAACTGCCGTGTAATTTCCTTTGAAATTTACAGACTGATACCGTTCAAGATAAATGTCGTTACCGATCCGGACAACATCGAAATGACGGATCAACGGTGCAAAGATTTCGCACGGACATGAACCGCCTTTCAGATCAATTTCAAACCCTTCCTTGAACATCACAACGGGCGGATACATTGTGAAAAAAGGTGGCGGAACAATAGTGCGTGTCAGCGTTGCACGCACATCAAGATAATCGGTGTCAGCCGGAACCGTGCCAAGATAAGTGCGCGGCAAATTGCGGGTTGTGGGCTGCGAACCTGTAGCGGTTGTTTCATTGAAATCGACTTCATTCGGTCCCCATTCCTGCCAAATCAGCGCGGAATAGCTTTCGCAATATGTCGTGCCCGTCGATCTGTTCAGATAAATTGTGGTGCTGAACAGATCCGGAAAGTCAACACCGCCAGTATATGCAATCTTTGTGCTGTCCGGAAAAAGGTTGACAGATGGGCGATCAGTGTCGAAAACAATATCGTCATTTTTCACAACTAGAAATTCATTTCCGCTTGCTTCAAAGTAATCGACCATCACAAACCAACCGTCACATTCTGGAAACCGGGTGCAGCAAGAGAACCGGTAAAGTTGCCAAAGTCAATAGCTGAGCCGTTGGGCGGGATTGTCCGAATTGCCCCGTTGCGGACGGCAGCGGTTTTATTGAGCGCGATTGAAAACGGCGTGTCGCCCGTGCTACTGATCCGCAAGTGTGGTTGACCGGCACGAAACTTGCCTTTACCGAAAATCACATTGCCCGGCTCGATCCGCAGATTTTCAACACCGGCTTGCGGTGCCGTATCTCGAAAAACAAGCACCTGATATGTCAAACTGATTGCAGCGAGTGCCGTGTTTGACGATATCCCAATGTCACGCAAAATAATCTGTGTGCTGGTTGCATAAGCACAAATAAATCGTGCCTTAGCAGCACCGTCAACCTGAACCGGAATGCCGTGCGGCAACATTTTTCCGCCTGACGCCAGGAAGAATTTGGGTATGTATCCCAAACCATGATTGATCAGAACAGTATCGGTTGCAACAGTCTGGCCATAGAAATGCAGCGATGCAACATCCGGACCCGTAACCGTGTCCAATCCTGCAACAGCCGCATGGTTGACCACTTTGGCCATGTCATAGGCGGCAACACCGTAATAATTGAAATCAGAATGAAAATACACATAGGTTGACCATGCTGAAGGGTTCAGAAATGGTCGGTTCATTAATGAATTCGGATCAAGCGGATTGCCGCCGCCCGGTGCTTCATCGAAAATTGCACAAGCGGTTGCATCCGCAAAAAGACGAACGCTCATGTTGAAATACTTATCCGCTTATTGTTCAGATCGATCACCATCAAGCCGTCACCGCTTTGCAGAACACCGGCTGTAATGGTTCCGATATGTGCAACGTTCAGACGTGCAACACCACCGACAAAAACAAAAGGCTGACGGGTTTCGCTGCCGTTTCTGACAATGAATTCGTCCGCCTCAATCGACACGCGACTAACACCGCCCGCAAGAGCCGATAAGAACAGCGAGGCGGTTGGCGTCGTGCCGCCACCTGAAGCCGCCGCACTTAGACCAATGGTGGAAAGCGCGCCGCTTTCAGTCGCAACCACTTCGGCCCGCAATAATCCGGACGCACTGAAGCTGCCAACGGTTACATTCAAAAGCGTCACAGAATTAGCGACGGCTGTCAATTCACCGTCGATGGTTGTGATTTGCGTTTGCAATAAATCAACAGCACTCGCAATGCTGTCATTTACAGTTACTTCCAAATCCTCAATTCGACTGACAATTGCTGATCCGGGTCCGGTTGCAACCGTGATTGCTTCAAGATAAGATGCTGTGACATTCGCCTGAACAGATGTAATTTCACGCCGGATTTGTTGGCGATCCGTGTAGGTCTGAAAAATATCGTCAGCCGACTTGGTTGCAAGTTCCTGGGCTTGACGCAAAATTTCACGGGTGTTTGATCCGATCCAAGTCAGCAAACCCTGAAAATCTGCGTCGATTGCGTCAAGGTCAACATCACCAAACGGATCGAAATCCTTGCCGCTGACAAATTTCACGTTATCGGTTGTGACTTCAAGATAAGTCGTGAATTCGGTCGGACGCCCGCTGAATGGCAGATACTTTGCCGCAACTTCATACGTTGTCAGCGGCAGAAAAACACCGTTCAAAACATTCCGGTACGGAACAGCAAACGGAATTTCACCGTCATAAACATAAGCACCGGATGACTTCAGCCGAACAAGAACATGCACAGCCCGAATGTCAGGCATGTTGCCATCATAAACCACTTCAATCGACGGACGGCGCGCAATACCGTCATCATCGTACAGGATCGCCGGGAAAACCTGAAAGCCGCTGACGATCTGTGCAGACGGACGCACGATCACCAGATTGCCAATCGGGTTTGGCAATTCCTGGCCAGAAGTCCAACCGTAATCAGTCGGATCGATTTCACGGATCACCACCGGCTGTGACATGCCGGGTTCACCATCGGCTTGCACAACCAAGAATTTCTTGTTCACATAGCCGTTGCGAGCGCTTGTCCAGTTGACGACACACGTTCCGGTCAAAATCCAAGCGTCAGGCGGCAGCGTAAACCAGTGCGTCCTCCAGCGCCGGTCATCCTCAATCATTGTGGCCATCAACTGCTGAGCTTGTACAGCGTATGGCACGGCGTTCAGGGTTAGACCGGTGGCAAGCCGCCGCCCGCCATCTTCAGCCTCGTAAGTGGCGTTAAACCGGGCTGGTGCGGACTTGGAAGCCCACATTTCACCGGGTTCAGGATATGTCGCCTCAATCGCGTTGTGTGTCGCGCTAAGGCTTGGAAACGAACTGTATTTTTGACCGCGCGAAATCATAATGTTGTCATCGGTGAAGCTGTAAACAGCCGCGCCAGGAACACCGACCAAGATTTCAAAAATGCCGCCGATTTCAGACATGCGAGCGGAACAGGCTTTCAGCAATTCTTCAATGTTGCTGAGCGGTTCAGCGTCAACGTTGATTTCCATACCCGCACGGAATTGCGGTTCAGTTCCGCCAGCCGCCAAAGCGCGCGGCGCATCGCATTCGTTCGCTGCCGCAATCCATGACGATGCTGGCAACCTGAAGGCTGGCAAATCGCGTCCGCCATACATCCAAACGCCGTTGTAATAAATGCCACGAATGATGTTATAGATCATCACAACCGGGTTGCGCGTGCTTTCCCAAGTCGTTTGATCATTCCACCGATGCGATCCGGAACCGCCATTTGTGCTGTCCTTGCGCAGATCGTAAAGCTTGGCCGGTGTCGGTTCAAAAAGGCAAGTCGGAACAGACGTGAACAGTTCACGGTTGTAAAGCGTCGTGACGATTGCATGCGCCGCGCCGCGCCCGATGAATGCGCTTGTCCAGGGATAGTCCGGATGCGCGCCGAATGTTCCGACCATGAAACTGTCAGCAGTGGTTTCCAAGCCTGTCCGGAACTTGACCCACATATGATCAACACCGGACACCCGGAATTCAGCAACCGGATATCCTTGCGCAGTTGGTGTTTCGCCCCAAAGGATCGTGCAACGCTGTTTGTTCGCCCAAAAGCCATCTAGTCCGGACAGCGGAATATCTGAAATGTGGAAAACTTCAGTCACGTATGCATTCGGAACATCGCCCGAATTGCCCCATGACATTGCGTATTTCTTAGAACCAGCCGTTCCGACATAACCGAGCGGAAACGAAAGCGGAATAGTGTCGCCCATTGCCACGGAAAGGCGCATGCCGCGAGGCTGTGAAGCCTTGGTGTCTTGCTTGGGTGCCAGGGCAGCGGACAACAGGCTAAGGCCAACACTGATTGCGGCATTGACCAGAATAGAACCTAGCGCGGTGCTTGCGAACGCAGTAACAGCGGCAAATGCGGGCACTAGAAATGGCATATCAAATCACCTGAAAAGCACGTTTCGCTTCCATTAAATCGCGCGTTCCAAGCCCGTGTTCAAGCTTGACAAACACACGATCGCCATTGACCACACCAAGCGAAAAACCGAAATCATCATCGGTCGGAATGGCTGCAATATCCCCAACCCGACACTGTGACGGATGAATTTCAGGTAGTTCGGACGCGGCAAGATCAGCAAGATTTTGGAAACCTGAACGCCGCATGACACCGAGCGCACCCTTTGCTGTCTTGTATCGTCCAGCATACGCCGTGAAGCGCGGGCCATCGTCGCTGATCGCATTCAGGATTGGCACAACCAGCCCGAAAAGGCAATCACTGCCCCAACGAAAGGGTTCAGCTTTCAAGTCGTCAATGACGGTTTCAAACTCTTTACGCCAATTATCTTTGCGGGTCATTGTTCGCCCCATGCAAACTCAAAGTTTGCGATTGTGTTTGAATATTTTCCGAACTGATCACCGCTGCGTTGATTGTACGTTTCATATGAACGCATTGCCGGGTTCGTGCGGGTCAGACTGCGAATTGCATCGGATACTAATTCCAGCGTGATTGAACCCGTGTCGCCCGCTTTTGGTGTTTCAATTGGATCGCCGTCAACTTCGCCAATGAAAACCAGTTCCGGCGCGCTAACCAGAAGTTTTGTCGTCGTGTGCAGCAACCCTTCATGAATATCAACCTTTGCAAAACGGACATTGTTTTCACGCACAAGCGTTTGCGTGACGTTGGAAAGTTGCGACATTTTCACAGTCGGTGTCTGAATTGTCAGATCAGACACACGCGAGATTGTTGGCATAACCAACTTGCGACCCATGCCGAAATAAACGCGGTTGACGTTCGATCCGGTCAACCCGTCTTTAACCGTCACGCTTATGTCGCGATCACCTGTCCAAAGCCCAATTTCAAAGGCAGCAGGGGTTGTGTCGCGAGTTTTCGCACGGACCCAAAGGAACCGGCGCGGCTTGATCCCCTTGGCCGGTGCGTCAACCAGGGCGCTAATGAATGCGCTATCTGCCGTTCTCATTAGATATGCTCCAATGCGGACAAGGATGCGCCGCTAGTGATCACGCCTTGCGATCTACCAGGGCTGTGCCCGCCCGGCTTTATCGTCATCTTGCATGCGGGTTTTTTTAGGTTGACAGCCTGATCAACTGCAATCCCGATTGTGACGTGTGGCCAAATTTCAAATTCAGCCGTTACACCGGACCCGTTCGCACTGATCGTTTCCGAGATTTCAAAAAAGAAAACTTGACCCGTTCCGAAATTGATCTGACCTTTGTCGCCAATGGTCAGTGCGTATCCGGCTGGCAAGCCCTTCAGGCTTATCGAACTGTTGTTGCTGCCAATGCTGTTGACCTGAACCGAACTGGACCCGATAACCAAACCTTTCGGATCAGCAGCCGGATAAGGGTTTGATGGATCGTAAACCAGAAAGGTCAGTGCGGAACCGTCAAGCTTGCGCACCTTGGCATTCATTGCCCGTGCTTCAGCATTGTACAGTTCGCGCATGACTAACGTTGCGGACCATTTCGGATCGGCCATTTCTGATTGCATGTCCAGGCCGGTGCCTTGACTGTCAAATTCATCATACCGCACAATATCCCATTCAACCGCTTCAATTCCGAGCGTATCCATGAAAAACGTTGTGCTGTAAGGATAGGTAAAGGCGGTCATAACTTATCCCTTGCGACGTTTGCGCGGATCGGCGTTGTAACTGGCGATAATGTTCGGCATATCGGACAGCAATGCGCGACGATCATTTTCCATGATTTCTTCAATTTCTTCACGTGTCATTGCGGACCCGCTGAAATCATATGCGCGATTGTCCTGATAGACAAACCCGCCATTGTCATTTGCCGGTGCCGCACCCGTGGCGTTCATGGCGTTCAGGGTGTTCAGGCCAATCGAGCGCGTTGCCTGAGCGTTCAGCACGTACTCTTGGCCATGTACCACGCCCGCCGCCTGACCCGTGCCAATGCTGCCCGTATAGCCGCCATTGTCGAAACCCGGAATGCCTTTCTGAAAGCCAAGCTGCAATCCGGGCGCACCGGATGTGCCGCCAATGAAGTTGCCAGAGAAAGCGCTAAACAGCAGATCAAAAATGCCATCCGCCGCCATGCCTAGCGCACGATCCGCAATGCTGTCCAAAGCCTTTGAAGCCGCATTGGCGAAACTATCCCAAAGCGACGTTCCGGACATGATATCGCTTTTGAAATTGCTGAAAAACGAACTGAACGTGCCCTTGTAAAATTCCCAAGTGTCGGCAGCTTGCCGCTGTGCTTCAGTCAACGCACTTGACAGTTCCGCAACCTTTGGCGCGGCACCGGAAGCCGCATCACCAAGCCCGGTCATTGCGGGCGTAACCAAGCCAGCGGTTGAACCGGTGTCGGCAAGCACGCTGTTGAAATCCGACCATGAAACGGATTGGCCGGTGATATCCATTTGCGCGCCCGCACCAGTCGCTTCGGACCAAAGCGCGTTCATCCGCTCGCCAGCGGCTTCAGCAGACGCGGCATATTCGTTAGCGCGGGTGCGTGCATCGATCCACACATCCGCCGCTGCCATTGCCAAGCCGTTGCCAGGACCGGCAATCGCGTTCACAAGGCCGATATAGCCTTGAAGAATGTCAGCCCATGTACTTGTGAATTTTGCCGAAATGTTCAAGCTGACCTGATCGAGTGCAGCCATCATCGCGCCCGCACCGGCTGTGATCCGGTTCCAAACGTCCAGAGCGATCATTTGCACAGTCTGGAATGTGTTACCCAAACCGCCCATGCGCTGCACCAGAATGACAATCGCGGCAACCACGGCACCAACGGCAAGTGCAACCCATGTCAGCGGGTTTGCGAGCAATGCGATTGTGAAGGTTGAAACAGCAGCGGTTGCGGACACCAGAGCCGGAATTAGAGCGGTCACGATCACCGCACCAACACCCGCCAGGATCGGTGTCAACATTTCCATGTTGTCAGCCAGAAAGATCAATCCGCCAGCGACACGGGATGACGCACCGGTTGCCTGATCGAACTTGCCGACCGTTTCAAGAATGCTGTTACCGAGCAACACGAATGCGTCACCGATTGTTGCAGGCATTGCATCGGCTTCAGCACGTAGCTTTTCAAGCTGGCTGGTCAAACCTTCCTGCAACACCGATCCGGTTAGTTTGCCTTCAGCACCAAGCTTGCGAAGTTCAAGCACCGACACGCCCAAACTATCGGCAAGCGCCTGGGCAACACGTCCGCCCGATGCAAGCACGATTTCAAGCTGATCACCGGATAGCTTGCCAAGCGCCATTGCTTTTCCGAGTGCATCCATTACGGATGCGGCACGTTCGCCTTTCGCCCCGGAAACAACCAAAGCGTTGTTGATCGCTTCAACGTAATCGAGCGTTTGATTTGTCGTGTAACCGAGTTGACGCATTGCAACGGCGTTGCGCAAATAGCCTTCAGCCGTCAGTGTCAGACTGGAATAGGTACGGCGTGCCATGTCGCTTAAGCGTTCCATGACAACGGTTCCCTGACCAATCGATCCGGACGCGATTTCAATGCGCGAATTCAGATCGGTCCAGGTGTTTGTAAGGTTGATCAACTCGCTGACGCTGGCATAGGCCGCGATACCAGCCGCCAGACGGGCGACAATGGTTGTCAGGCCACCAACGCCCATCGCGAGGCTGTCAACCGACTTACGCCCCGTCCCTGCTGTGCGGTTGAACCGATCGGTTGCCCGTTCGGCGCGGTCCGCTGAAGGTGCCAGGGTGTCAAGCCGATCTGCCGCACGCTTCAGCGGATCACTATCGACCCGGAAGCCTAGTTCAGCAATATCGGCCATGACACCCTATCCTTTGCTCTTGCCCGCTGCCGCATCACGTTCCGCCTTGACGGTTTGAGAATAAGCAATTTCGTCATTCATGGCAGCGACCCAAGCCGCGTTCATGTCGCGCAAGATAGCATATTCGTCAGGGCTTACAACGTTCCCTGTGATCCTTGCCCAAGCGAGCAATTCGGACGGCGGCAAACGGATTGCCGCACCGTCCTTGACAGCGTTGAACCACGCGAGCAAATCGCAAAACCAATCCCAAATATATTCGCCACCGTCCGGAATTTCATAATCCGGCACGTCAACTTCAGCACTGGCATTGCGTTCGGCTCGCGTAGTTCCTTCAAAATCCGGCGTGTGGTATCGCGTCCGGATGCGGATCGCTTCACATAACGCTTCGCTTAGCTCATAAAAAAATTGCTGTTGTCAGCAACTTCCTGATCAACCTGATCACGCAGTTCATCGATGATCAGAACTTTTCGCAGATTGGCCGGGGTGAATGCAAGCTGTTCACCAGCCCAAGTTGCGGGGTTGCCGTCCGCATCGTCGCCCCAACGCCAGCCGGTTGTGCATGCGGTCAGGATTTCAATCGCGTTTTCACGCAACTGTTCCGAATTGAAGCCCTGATTTTTCCGGGCAAGCTTGCCAGCCAGCGTGTTGATCTTGGCTGTGACCTTTTTCGGACCGGGTTCATTGACGCTGATCAGCGTCAGAAAAACGCCAAGGCCGCGCTTGGTGCCAGGGTGCAGCAATTCCAGTTCGTGCGGCTTGCGCTCATTGGTCAGCGTCGAAAGATCAAAGCCGGTTGCGGGTTTCGTCATTTGCGGATTTCCTTGTTTAGATGGCGCGTCATGGTTACGAAAAATAATTTATGCGGTCAATGCAAAAAGGGGTTGCAATGATCCGCAACGGGCTGTATATGTATTGAACCAAACCGGAGAACATCGAAAATGAAACTTCAGCTTAACGCAATCGGCAACATCCCCGCTGACTATCCTGCAATCTGGTTTCGTGTTTCGACGTATGCAACTGAAAGCTTTGTTGCTGATTATTCGACTGAAGCTGAAGCGGTCAAGGCTTCATATGCCAGCACACACGGCGGGCGACTGGATCACAAAGTTGCAACAATGCGGTTGAGCGGCCACTAAAAGAAAAAGCCCGGAGTGATCCGGGCTTAATCGTTTCTGACGGTGCGAATTAGGGCGCTTCGGTCGGTTCAACCGTGATCTGACGCTGGTTAAGACCGAGCGTGAAGATATCTAGCTCGAAATCTTCACCGCGTCCGTTCGGATTGCGCGGACCGGTGACAATGCCGCGATTGTACTTGATCGTTCCGGTGCCGCCCGGTTCCGGTGCGTTGTTGGCTTCAGTCTTGAATGCGTAGTTGCCGGGCAACAGCGCAAGCGAACGCATGAGAATTTGGCCCGGATCGGTCGGGATGCGGCGGCATTCCAGTTCGGGCGAACCGGCGTCAGTGTTGCCCTTGCCCTTCTGGACAACATCGGTTGCCCATTCGTCATAGGTCAGGATGTTCTGATTGTTGCCGGTTTCACCGAGATTGCCGACACCCTTCACTTCAACCCAAGTCAGGGCCGCAAAGGCGCTGGCGATCAGATCGGTTGGCTGCACGGTGGCGCAAACATAGAACTTGCGCCCGGAATTGGTGTCGGCAAACGGCGTTGCCAGGGTGACGGTTGAGCCCGAAAGGGCAGCGGTCAAAAGAGCCATTTTCTTCATGATTTGTGCCTTTCAGGCTTTGTCGCAGCGATACGAAATTGACACCGGGTAAATGCTCTTGTGAGCGTCTTGCACCGTTGTCAAGAGCGTTGGGTTTTCATATACCATGACACGCGCTGAACCGCTATACAGCGTTGTATTTTTGTGGAAAGCGTCGATGACCTGGGACGCGATGGCCGTTGCAGCAATTTCACCCGCCTGTTCAGGATCGATGACACTGACCTGATACACGCCAAGCAACACACCTTCTTCGCCCCAAGTCGGGTTCAGGTTGGTGTTCCGGAAGTGCCGCACTTCAAGCCATTTACCGGCTGGCGGTTCAAACGGAACGTTCGGCATGCTGATCGGAAGCCCAATCACACCCGCAATCAGAATTGCTTGGTTCGCAAGTGCGTCCGCAACGTCTGTTTCAATACTCATAATTTATAGCGCCTTTTGATTTCTGCCGTCACGTCATTGACAATGTTCGGCCATAGCTGAACAGCGAGCCGCAAAAATCCATCATGAAATTCGCGATACGCTGCATAGTTCGCTGTCCATCCGAAAAACAACGTGCTGTCAAGCTTTGCACCCGCCAGGATCAGCACAACCGGTGACGCATTGTAATTGTATTGATTGGGTGCCGCATTTTCATCGCCACGGATCGGACCCGTTGGCATTCCGTTCAGCGAGAGTTGCCCGGATGATCGCAAAAACCCTGTGTCAACCCGCATGCGTCCGCCCTTATCATCCGACAATTGCGCTTTCTGAATAACACGTTTGACGCTTTCATTCCGGATCGCGCCCAACGCTTTTTCGGAACGTGCCGCCCAACTTTCAACTGTTGCAGTGAACTTTCCCATATGCTAGAAACCTGCAATCTTCAGCACGCTTCGATGCTGACACGTGAGACAATCCGCAATGAACGATTTCCGAAAGAACGCTGAAGCGGTTTTAGGACCGGCTAACAAGTTCATTTTGACCGATGACAACATGAACACGGTTCGATCCTGGGCAGTGTTGGCCGGTTATATTGAACCCAATGCCAAGCCAACCGGCGCGGCTTTAGCCAACCTTTATCACCAGTACGGGCCAAAGGCAAAGCCATCAACGGACCCAATGGTTTTGCTGCTGAAGGCGATCCATGAAACCGGATATGCGCCGATCAATGTTGATCTTGTCAGCAGACTTGTTCGCGACATTGTTGCGCGCGACGATGACGACATGGCACAGCGTTTGACCAACATTGTTGAACAAGCAATTGCTGAAGCCAAGTTGCCCGGTCCGCCGATGGTGATCCATGTTCAGCGTCCGGATGGTTTGCAAGTGCTTGAAGGCTTGCAGCATGAAGCGACACCGGAAGTCATTCAGGTTGCCAGCATGGGCCATCACGTTATGATGGTTGGCCCGGCTGGTTGCGGAAAGACCACGATTGGCGAGGCGGTTTCCAAAGCACTCGGATTGCCGTTTTACATCACGTCAACCGTTTTCGACACTCACGAATTGTTGGGCTTTGTCGATGGCATGGGCACCTATCATGAAACGCCATTCCGCAATGCTTTTCAGTCGGGCGGTGTTTGGGTTGCTGACGAACTTGACGCTTGGGACGCGGCTGCGTTGCTGTCCGTCAATAGTGCCCTGGCAAATGGTTTCATGACGTTTCCGGACGCAACGCAGCCTGTCAAGCGGCATAGTGACTTCAGGATGATCGGCACTGCCAACACGTTCGGCAAGGGCGCTGATCGCGTTTATATCGGTCGCAATGAATTGGACGCGGCAAGCCTTGACCGGTTCGCGGTGATTGAGGTTGGATATGACGCCAATCTTGAAACGCACCTTTCAGGCGGCAATATCGATTGGTATCTATACGTAACCAACACCCGGCGCACGGTTGAAGAAAAGAACATTCGCCACGTTGTCAGCACGCGCGCAATCGTCAACGGTGCGCAAGCTTTGGCGCGCGGCATGAAGCGCACCCGCGTTGAAGAAATTTACGTGCTGAAAGGAATGTCCGCAACGGATCGAAAAAAGCTCTTGCAATGATCCGCAATAGTCGGTAAGGATTGGCAATCAACCGGAGTGATTGACATGACCAAAGAAATTAAAACTGACGCATGGAACCGCCCGATTTGGGTTCCGGCTGATTATCCTTTTGTTGTGCGTTCTTATCGGCAGTCCTCACAAACGGGTTCGTTCGGATGGGCTTGCAACAATGTCGGTCAACCGTTGGAAACATATGCTGAAGCGCGTGCCATTGCAGACAAGCCGATGGGCATCGGTGAAACCCGGCGGGTTGTTGTTCAGGCGATGAACCCTGAACAATGGTCGGGCAAAGGTTCTTGGCATACATGCTTTGAACGCAAGCGTGGCGGAAAAATCACTGAAGCCGGTCCGAAATGATCCGGATCAGCGGCAACACATTTTCCGTCAAAGATGAACTGAAAGACTTTGGCGGCAAATGGAATGGCGATCTGAAAGCTTGGGAATTCCGCGACGGCACGAATGTTGAACGTTGGCGCGGTAAGCCAGGGCTGGTGATCAGCAACACGCCAGCACAGCCCAAGGCTGACAAGCCCGATCCGGTTGATGATGACTTTTGGGATCGGCTGATTAATTCGCCCAAGCGTGAAACCGAACCGGTTCAGCACGGCAGCGGGGAACCGTCAGTTCATGGTAATGATATTACATATCTAAACGCATTCGCGCCAAAGAACCCGCCCATGTTTGCGGGTTTTCGGTCGTTTCCGGACTTGATCGAATTTGTCGAAAATATCCCTGCATCCATCAGCACGGATCGAGCCGATGGGCGTAATGTCGGTTGGGATAGGAGCAAGCTGGAATGGTCCGGATCGCCAAGCATGGGCGCGGCGCTAGACCTAGCGCGGAACGGCTGGCACAAGGGCACAGCGCTTGCTCTTGAAGCGAGCGACATTATCAGCGGTGATCATGCAACGCAGCGTGTGCGCCGCTTTGCCGTAGCGGGCGGGCGTGTGAATGTCGGTCGGATGCTGAGCGGTAACCCGCTGCATATGGTCAGCCGTCCGCGCCAGGATGGGCGCAAGGTCATCACCCTATTTGTTGAACTGTTCATGAGTTCAGGGATCACAGCCGAAAACGCAATCATCCGCGCGGCTGCTGTTGCTGCAATGGCGGATGTTTTGGCGAGCAACGGTTACAGTTGCGAAATCGTCGGTGTTTGCATGTCGAAATCCCGAAAGGGTTTGGGTTCGCAAATTGCTGTGCAGATCAAGGAAGCTGGCGAACCGCTGAACATCGAAAACGTCGCGTTCGCTCTTGGGCACCCGTCAATGTTTCGTCGCTTCTGTTTTGCGGTGAATGCGGTTGAAACCCGGCTGCGCACGTTTTGGTCATATATGGGCACGCCGTTGGACGCATTCGATCCGGATGACATGCCGCCAGGATCATACTATATTCCCAAATTACATTTAGATGACCAAGAGCGCGTCACAGGCGACACGTTCAAAGATCGGGTTCGCTCGCTGTTTCCGTTGATCGTTCCGGAAAATTTGCCGATTGATCTGAAATAACCGCTTGCAATGATCCGCAACGGGTTGTATATGTAATTTCACCAACCCGGAGAAATCAAATGCAGTACGTTGAAGTTCAGGAAATCACGATCACCAAGAACAAGCGCAAGGGTTCGCCCCGCATCGATTGGAACTATGACCTGAACGGCGTTCCCTTTGGTCAGGTGTTCACGTACAAGGTTGTCGGTGAAGTTCACATGTTCACCGCTGTCATGCGCAACGGCTTTTATTGCGGATCGCATGACACCCTGGCTGAAGCCGACAAAGCGTTGCGTTCGGAAATGTAAGCAAAAAGCCCGGATCGCTCCGGGCTTAACCATTTGGAGCAATCACCATGACACATCACAGCGAACGCCCGTTGGCGGCGCCCGGCTTGATCAGCTATCGATATTTTAACGGTGCCTATGGTTGGGTTATGATCGGCGCAACGGACAACGCAGACGCTTTGCGCCAAGCCGCACGCTCGATTGACGGTGAACCGGCTTGGTCAAACCTTTGGATTTGGAACGGGCTGAAATACCAACCCGTTCTTGTTAAATCCTAGCTGTTCTGCAAAGCAAACAGCGCTTCCCAAAGCCCTGCAAACAGCGGCTTTTCATCATCGGTCGCTTCATCTTCAAGCGCTTCCAATTGCGCTTCAACATCGTCTGGTAACGGCACAGTGTTCAACAGTTCTTGGGCGCGATCAATTGCGGGCATTTTTGCGATCCTTTTCCTTGAAGAATTTCAGCATTGGTGGATAAATCCGATAGTATTCAGCTTCATTGCCCTGCATATAAAGGCTGAAGGCTTCAGCGATATATTCAGCAGCGTTCGTATATGCGTACTTTCCGATCAGATAGTGCCAACCGCTCATTTTGGACGGCGAACGCATTTTCAGTTCTTGGAAATTGAACGCATCGAACCGGTGTCCCATTTCGTGATATGTCACGTTGCGGGAACCGGTTGACACGCCCCATTGCAAGCCGTCACGCCGCTTGATCCGTTCCCTGACTTCAGGGTCAATGAACTTTGATTGCTCGATAACCTTTCGTGCAATTTCCAGTTCTTTCGCACCGTAAGCCGGGCTGTTTCCGTACACGCCAGCTTCAAGCAATTTCGCGTTGTCCGTTGCAAGATTTTTGAACAGAAAACCGTCAAGACTTGCACCGTAGGCAGCTTGCGCACGCGCGGGGAACCGCCATTTTGCGCGTGTGTCCTTGGTCGGATCACCGATGAATTTCACTTTGGGCAGATCGAAACGCTCGCTGACTTCTAGCGTTGCCTGGGCAATCGCATTCAATCCGTCCAGATCGGCACCTTTGGTCAACTCAACCGCGTCTGCAATGTTAGCTTTCATCCATTGCACGGCTTCAGGAACCGATTTTAATGGCGTGAAATTCTCATATGCAAATCCGGGTTCAGGTGTTTGTTCCGGATCGGGAAGCCTTGGCACGGGCGGCAGTTGCGGGGTTGGCGCTGGCCTGGGTGCTGGTGGCGCGGGCGGCACTGGTGGTGCTGGTGGTGGTGCGGGCGTGAATTCGTTTTCCAGCCCTGCCAGAAAATCAATGTCATAATCGACACGGCAGCGGCAGTTGATGATTTCGGACGCGGGCGCACCTAGCGAACTATCACCGGGGATCAGCAGTTTTGCACCATCGGGCGTTGTGAACGCTTCATCCATTTTGACGGATTGGCCATCCATTGCTGCATGACTTGCGCGTGTGCGCTTGTCGCCCGTTGCATCCCATTTCTTTGTGACGTGTTGCGGATTGACGGTGCCTGTGTCGATGGCTTGTCTGATCGCTTCATCCTGCGACTTTGCGAGCGCCTGAAGCATTTCAGTCCGTGCGATTGTCTCGCCACGCAACTGCAACAGATTGTCGCTGTATTTTCCGATCAGCGCATCAACCTTGCCAGCGTCCAGCGGCTTGCCGTCATTGATCGCACGTTGCACGATCTTATCAAAGCGTCGATCACGGCGTTCGCGTGTGAAATAGGCAGCATCGGGCACGCCAGACAGTTCGCGCCGGGCGTTGGCAACCCATTTGGCTTGTGCATCGGTCAAACCCACAATGCCGCCTGTACGCCGCCCCGTGGCCGGGTCAACCCGTCCGATGATATCCAATGCCACGTTGCGCGGGTTGCGCCCGTCACGCATGCCAGCCTGAACGATGGTTTGAATGTTGGTACGGGTTTGTTCGGTGATCCGCGTCACCAGCCCGGATGACTGATCGCGCAACCATGCTTCAGCCCGGCTGTTGCGAACATCGAACCGGAAAATGGTCGGACCGGCTGAACTGTTGATGTTCGGCAATGCATTGCTGACGGTGACACCGCCCTTTTCAAAAGCGCTTTCGATCATCGACGTGACTGGACGCATTGCAGCCGGGCTCAATCCAGTTGCACGGAATGCCTTTTCCAGATCGCCTTCACGAATGGCGTCAATGATCGCACCGAGCATTGCGGTTTCGGACACGTCACGAATTGACGCAATGAACGCTTTGCGCACATCCGGAATTAGATTGTCCGCCAGTGCTTCAAGCTGTTTTTTCAGCGACGGCTTGCGAGCCATTAACCGCGCCTCACATAGATTTTCCAGGCGGCAGCGGTGCCGGTTGCTGGCACCTTGTCAAACCGGATAACCCGCCAGGGCTTTGTGCGATCCGCAAAGCTGATCAGATCGCCCGGCTTGGGTTCAGGATCAGCCAGCACCGCCACCGTCACCAGCAAATCGCCAGTCTTAACCAGCGTGCCGGTTTCCAGCAATACCGAACCACGCGCCACGCGCGCCGCGCCCTTGACGGTGCGCCAAGCGGTTGACGGTGTGCCAGGGTTGTGCGCCGGGCCGGTGCCGGGCGTGATGGTGCAAAGCTCGATCAGCCCTTGGTTGAACCGCGTCAACAGGCTTGTGGCAATCCCCTGCATTCGACCATAGAAATCAACCATCACTTAACCATTTGTTATCGGGTTCAAAGGCATGATGCGGACACTAAACCAACACCGGGAAAATCGCAAATGCTTACCGCACTTCGCACACTGGCTGAAGCCATCGCAATCGGTTCGTTCTTTTTCATGCTTATAATGTGGTTGGCATGACAACGCGGGAAACATACGTTGCCGCATTCGTCGCTGTCCTGAATGATCGCGCGGACGGCTCGCCATCGCTGGAAAAATCCATAAGCCGCCTAATCGAACGGGGATTTGCCAAATCAGCAATCAACACATTTGTTGCTGAAGCCCATGAAAAACAGTTTGACATGATCCGCAAGCGTGCCTAAGAATGCCCATGCGTTGCCGACAATCGGCAGTTGTTTGACACTGGCGCAAAAGCGCCGAACCCTGAAACCGTCTAGGAAACCCGAAATGAACCGCACTGCAATTCTCACTTCCACCGCCGCGCTGATCGCGCTGTCCGTTCCGTTCGCTGCCAAGGGTTCGGAAGTTCCGCCCGTGCCGGTTGCTGACGCTGGCAATGCTGCACCGGTCAATCCGGTTGCCGCTGGCACCGTTGGCGAAATCGAAACCGGCATTGCCGTTCCCGCCCGCAAGGGTGGCAAGGGTGGCGGCGCATCGCCGTACAAGGAAAAGATTGAAGCCCTGGAAGTCGGCCAGTCTTTCCATGTCGCGGGCAAGACCAAGCGTTCGCTGAATTCGACCATGCACACGTTCAACAAGAATTTCCGCACGCCCGAACTGGACGCCAGCGGCAACCCTGTGACGACTGTCAAGATCGGCAAGAACAAGGCTGGCCAGGAAACCCGCAAGACTGTCGCCAAGTATACCGAAACCCGCAAGTTCGAGCATTACGATGTTGATGCGACGGATAACAAGGGCGTCGGCGTCCGGATTTTCCGCACCAAGTAATCCCTGGTTCATCCTCCCGGATGTTGGATGGCTCGCCCTTAATTGGGCGGGTCATTTTTTTTTATGCCGATTTCTGAAATAACGGGTTGCAACGGGTTGAATGCTGTGCGATAACAAATCATCGAAACGAACAAACCCAAGGAATTCAAAAATGACCACTCATTACGAACTCGGTGCCCGCTTCAAGTTCCCCGCAAACATCACCGCTGAACTGGCTTGGAAAGATACCAAATCGGTTGAAGGTATCAAAATGTTCGCACGCGACAACCGCACCGGTGAATATGTTCAGGTTCTCGAAAATGCACCTGATCTGTATGTTGACAGTGAAGTGCAGTCTTACACGGTTGGTAATTTTGCCAGCATGGAAAACGCACAGAAGTTCGGCGCAATGGCTTATCGGTTCATCAACAAGTGAAAGGGGAAATCAAACCCGGCGATTGGGTGGTGCTTAGCGCCACCTTTTTGCGTTCAATCGATCCGTCCGCCGCAAAGGGTTGGCCGACAACAATGGATCGCGGCAAAGGATTGGTTGTCAGTACAATTCCAATTGGTGAATATGCGCTGGCTGAAGTCGTATTCATCGAGCCGCCACGCCAATTGACGTTCAACACATTCAACCTAATTCATGCCAAGTCATCGAGCATTTACAACGAGGCAATGCGCGCCGAACATCGAGCGCGCAACGTTTAGGATCGAACGCGCGAACCGCTGATGGCGCTGGCACCGTTACCGCCTGTCAGGATCGGCGCAAGGATCGCGTCAACCGCTGGCATGCTCAACTGTGCACCGGACACCGAGCCGTCACCACCGAACGTCACCGACACGGCACCGTCAACCGATGCTTGCTTGATCACATCATTGCCGGTGAAGTCCAATGCCAGCGCGCCGGGCTGGATTGCCTCACGCAATGCGGCTTCATAGGTCGCCCGTTCGACTTCGCCAGGGATGACGGTTGACGGGATTGACCAGCCTTCATTGTCCACCGCCCAATTGCGCGGCCATTCACGGACCTGATCGCGGCTTCCAACTTTCCAGCCGGGGAACAGCGACCGATAATTGCCGTCAAGCCATTCGGACGCGCGCAACAGGGCTGGCAACTTTTCGTCAGTGTCGTCCAGGCCAGCCCAAACGATGTTGCCGCGCGCAAGGTGATATGCGTCCGCGCCCGCAACCGTTCCGTAATTGTCAGCCATGACCGCACGCCCCTGAAAAGAGTAACCGCCCGGTTATGAGCCGGGCGGTTGGTATCGTCAAGCCTTGGCGGCATCCTGGGCTTCGGCTTCGGTGCCGTAACCTTCATGAGCCGGATCGATCGGCTTGCCGTCAGCATCCGTCACGAAAAATTTCTTGCCGGTTTTGGTGACGAACTTTTCAACAGGCTTGGCCTGTTCCGATGGTGCGGGCGGTGCAGGGACGCCAGCGGGCGGCGCGGCAGGGTTGGGCGGCACGTTGGAAGGCGGAACAGCGACGGGCGGTGCCGGTGGCGCGGCAGGGGCTTCAGGAGCGGCATCGGTTGCCGGTGCTTCCTGGCCATCAACCAAGGAATGCACAGCCGGGTCATAGTCGCTGGCATTGATCCGGACCGGACCGGCATCGGTGTTGACCGTCAGCACTTCAACCACTTCAGGGCCGTTCACCTGATTGCCGCCATTGGGCGGCATCTTGCGAAGCTGGACGGAATTCGGCGTTTCGTCGGCAAAGGCAGAAACCAGGGCAACATATGCGGTGCTTGCGAGAAGTGCGCGGATCATTTCACATTCCTATTCCACGTTGATTGATGATGTTTCTTAGCAAATAAATTTCACTTTTTAAAGCCGTGATTTCTTCAATCACATTTGCCGTCCGTGCCGACTGCGATGGTTCCTGTGCGACGGTGACAGCAAGCAACTGTGCAAGGCACACGTTCATAGCTGCAACTTCATTCAGCAAGAGCAAAACCGGATCATCTGCCGCACGCGGTGCCGTTGCCGTTGTATGCACAACCGCCGGTTGCGCATTCAGAACTGGTTTTTTCCATTCACGAATTGCCGCCCAAAAACCGGCTGAAACGCCACCAGTTAAACCGATCAATGCAAGTTTTACAGCTTCGGATTGTTCACCGAACCAACGTAGTAGGTCTGACACGATAGACTTTCCGGAAAGCATTAAAGGTTTCTGCAAATGATTGCATGACATTCCGCATGTCTAAGGCAAAAAAAGCGGAATACCATACAATCCCGACTGACGCTGAAAAAAGATCGAATTGTGATGCTGCAATTGAACGCCCGATGAACGCACCGAACAAGGTCAACCGCGCAAGATTTGCGCCAATCCGCAAAAGCCCTGCAACTCTTGGTGCCTGACTGTTTGCAACAATCGCAACACAACTGACAAGGCCAATCATGATTGCTGAAGTTGTCCAAAGCCGGGCGGACATGATATCCAGAAATTCGTCCATATCCGGACGCAAAAACGTCGCAGGGAACACCAGCCAAAGAATTCCGACTGCCAGGACAGCAATCGAAATAATCCATTCTTCACCGTCCGATGGCACAGAAGGCACAACACGGCGAATTTTGGCGATCAATGTCGGCATGGGTTTCCATCCTTCGGATGGGTGATAGGCATGGGCGGGTTTGGCCGTTAAGTCAAGCCCGCCCGGCTGGTTTTTAGTTGGTGGTCTGGATCGGCAAGTCGATCTGCTCGCTGTCCGTGTTGCGCTTTGCCGCCGCGTCCTGGGCTTCCTGCTCGCCGTCATAGCTGGTCTGATTGACCGGGTTCATGTGGCCATCGACCACGTAGAACTTGCCGTTGATCTTGGCGCTGAAGTACTGCGAGCCGGTCTTTGCCTTGGGCTTGGCGGCAGTGATATCGATCAGATCGATTGCGCCCGATGGTGCGGCAGGATCACGCATCAGCGTGACCAGATCACCTTTTGCATTTTTGGTCATTTGGAAAAATCCCTGTTTGAAGTGACGATGCAACGTCAACGTACCACGGGCACCAAAGGTTGCAAATCACGATTGACGCTTGACAGCGCCCGCAACGGGTTGTATAGTGGTTGCATTGATTAGGAGTTATCCGCATGACACTTGAACGCCCTGCCGGTTTTGTTGCTGGCTTGCCGAATTGTGGTGTTACGGCTGTTGCCATCGTCACGGGTCAATCGTACCGAAAGGTTTGGAATTGGTTTGTTGAAAAAAATAACCATTCTGCCAACTGGAAAGGCAGAACCTTTGCACATCAGTTGCCGCAAGCTATGGCAGCATTTGGAACCAAGTTCAAACCATGCCGCGCTTGTGGTATGTTGGTTCACGGTTTTGCGGAATGGCACACCGCACCCGGTCGCGTCTATCTGATCAATATCAGCGGCCATCATTTCGTGCTGAAAGACGGATTGATTGCCGACAACACAAAAAATCACGGCAAACCGATTTCGGTTTATGGACGGCGCAAGGTCAAACGCGCTTGGGAGATTTTGGAATGAAAAAGATCATCGAACACATTCGCCCGCTCGAATGGGCACGCAACCCGGCAAAGCATGCCAGCGGTTTTGCACCGCGTTTTGCAACCGAACTTGAAGCCAAGGCAACTGCCGAACGGATGGCAATGATCTGGTTTGATTGGATTGGTGCGGAATAAGAAAACCCGCCCGGATCAATCCGGGCGGGTCAGGGTTAATCGGTATTGGCGGAACGATTAACCAAGAAGCAGTGCGATACCGTCCGAGTTGAGCGGTGCCCAACCCCAAACCAGGGCGATTTCATACTTGACCTTGCGCGAGCCGGGCCACACCGAAACTTCAAAGGTCAGGCCGCTGCGTGCATCCGTGATCAGGAAGCTGTCCATGCGCAGATCGCCTTCAGCGGGCATTGCGGGCGGACGCGAGGCGAACCCGAACGACGACTGAGCAAAGGCAACGTTGGCCGTGTAGCTGTTGCCGATGGTCATGGCGGTTGCAGCGGCAGGGATTGCCACGCGAAGGCCAGGGCCGTTCAGAACGATGGTGCCAGGAGCCGCAACGCCCGTGCCAACAACGTACTTGTTCGTATCGCCAGCGAACGTCACCACGTCGCCAGCCTTGACCGTACCGGAACCGGTGATCAGCGGAATGGACTTGGTGCCGACCGGAAGCGCGGTGCCGCTGGTGGTGTAGAGCGTGCCGGTGCCCTTGGTATGGAACTTCGACTGACCGCTTTCACGGATGCTGAAGCCATGCAGCGGCAGAAGTTCACCATCGCGAAGCGTCATTTGCGAACCGGCTTCATTGACGCGCGTCAGGTTCAGCAGGTTGCGCATGTTCGCGCCAGCGGTGGTGTCGATCACAAGCGACTGAGCGGACGGATCGGCACCGTTATCAAGAAGGATTTTCTTGACGCCAGCGGATGCGGACAGGTCAGTTGCGAACGGCGTCGTGCCAGCGGTGCCGAAAGCACGCGAGGCAGCGATATACAGCCCGCCAGCAACATCGCTTTCGATCTGGTTGGCCAGCTTGCGGAAAGCCTGGGCCATCTGCTGCTGATTGATCGTCAGATAGCCAGGGCCGGTGTTCAGGCCGCGCTGTTCTTCACCATTCCAGCCGAATTCAGCCGCATAAGCCTGGGTCAGCGTGATCGAACTGTTGCCGATGACCTGATCAGCCGGTTCGGAAACCTGCATAGCCGGGGCAATGGCGACAAGGTTGGCCTGGGGCGCGATGGGCCAAACAACCGACTGGCCAACAGCGGCACGTTCGGCACCAGTGTTGCGGTTCACGCCGGGCAGAAAGCCGATCAGTTCACGCGAAACATAGTTCAGCGCGGCATAAAGATCGGGAAGCAGACGGGTCAGCGTGTTGGCATAAGCGCCGGTCATTTCGAGCGGTGCGCCAAGAGCGAGCGCGGGCATTGCGAGCCCGGAAAGAAGAACGGCGTTGCGCGCCTGGGCGCGGGTGCCACGAACGGTGGTGCGGATCATTTCAAAGGTTCCATGTCTTGTGTTGAATTTCTAACAACGTTTCGGACCATCCAGCCCTAGCGCCGCTGTCCATCCGAACAAGCACGGCAAATCATCGTTACTATGTAACACGGTTGGCTGTCAACGGTTGGTGATCATAAATCTTGGGGATGACGCTTGACACGGCCCGCAACGGGTTGTAATGATCAGCAATCAACCCGTTTGGAGTGCCCGACATGTCAGAATTGCAATACGCTGAAAGTCGCCTTGCATATTACAAGGCAAAACCGCCGTACAAAGGTAAATTTTCATGGTCCGAAGAAATTGCCTTTTGGCAAAAGGAAGTGGATCGGCTTTCAGCATGACCGAGCAACACACAACATTCATGATCTGCAACATGATCACCGGGCAATGCACGGTTGAGGCACCAACGCCCGAACTGATCCACGCCGCCTTTCACAGTCCGCACGTCAAGCCGTCGCGCGGCATTGAACAGGTAATTGTTGAAATCCCGAAAGTGTATGGTTGCAATCTGCACACGTACAAACAATTTCCGCGCAACATGATTTTTGATGGTGTTGCGCTTTATGCAAAAAGGGGAATGAAGCCGTAAAACAGAACGGTGCGCTAGGAACCCGCGAACCTAGCGCACCGTCTGATCAACCCACTAGGGGGATTTCGTGTTATTCGACTAGCTGAGCCGTACCGGCGTTCACTTCGGCCATAGCAGCGGACATGGCCTGGGGATTGTCAACAGCCATCTTGTCAACTTCACTGCGCCGATAGGTCTTGACGCCCGGCTTGCCGCCACCGCCGCCGCCATTGTTGCCGCTGCCCTGGTGATTTCCGCCCTTCAGCAGCGCGTCACGGTTCGGATTGCTTTCGACCAGCAGCGACATGGCTTCATCAAAACCGGCCTTTTCACCGATCTTTTCCTTGGACATGATCGGGTTGCCGTCCGAATATTCAAACGCCATATTGCCGTTGTCATCGAACTTGATGTTGCGCGAAAAATAGGTTTGTGCAACATCCATCGGCAACGCGAGTTTGTCCTTGACGAATTCGGACTTGCCGAACTGTGCTTCAAGCGTGCGTTGGTTGAGCGTTCCGGTAAGTTCCTGGGTGCGCTTTTCAGCAGCCGTCAGTTTTTCCGTGAACTGGTTGGTGATCTGTGCCGTCAGTTCATCGACCTTGCCAGCGTCAAGAAGCTGTTTCTTGTCGATCTTATCAGCCAGTGCAAGCGCGTCACGCGCCTTTGCAGGGTCAAGACCTTCAAACGGCTTCAACTTGCCTTCAGCGGCTTCAGCACGTTCGCGGTTGTCCTTGGCTTCCTTGTTCAGCCGGGAAACCGTGTCACCGGCCATGACGCTTTCAGAACCGTTGCTGTCCAGCCAGACGGGGTTGCCATCCTTGGTGGCGATCACTTCAATTTCGGTGCCGTCATCCGCTTTGGTCTTGACGACCTTCCAGGGCATGTAGGGCGTGACCAGGGCGACGGATGCGAGCAAAGCGGGCTTCAGTGTCTTGAACATATTTCAGTCTTTCCGGCCATCCGGCCAAATGCGCCCTAGGTCATCCAACCATCAGGCAACGGGTTGATTGTGGCGGATTGGAGCGAACCCAACCCAAAAGCCAATTCGCGACCGTGAACCCTTGACGGGTGATCCAAACGCTATGACGCCACAGGCGGCACGTTAGCGGGCGGTTCGTCGTCTGGCAAGTCAACAGCGTTCGGATCGACTGTCAAATCAACCATATCTTCAAGAATACGTTCAATTTCCAATTCCGGATCGAATTCACCGGACAGGATACCGCGCCGAACCATTTCGTGCCAAAGCGTTTCGCGGCTGATATCGCCGTTCTTGCGCGCTTCAATCAGCGCGGTCAAATCTTCAAGCGAGCCCATCACATCGAAATCGGTGAACACAAACACTTCAGGATCGTACTGCGTTTGCGGAATGTTCAACCACATACCGGTGATCACCAGAGCGTTTTCAAGCGCATTCTTCAACCCAAGCGCCCAAAGCTGAACGGTGGTGCTTGTTTTCTTGGCAGCGGTTGCGCTGTTGATGACGGTGACACCGGCTGTCTGTGCTGTGAGCGGATTGCGCCCAAGTTCGCGCAACTGATCGATGGTCTTTTGCACATCGGATTGCAGGAACGTCATCACGGAAGCGTCGGGCTGGATATACTGCCACGATCCGGATGTGCCGCCCTGGCCTGACGGTGGTGCGTACAGGATGGTTTCAGGGCCAACCTGAATTGTTTGGATTTTCTTGTTTGCACCGGAACCGATGGTTGGTGGTGCGACACCATTGGCTGTCAGGATCGGAAATCCGGACAGCGCTTTGATGTTCTTCAGGCCGCTTTCGTCCTGAAACAATTCGATCTGCAAATCAGCAGCATCGCGCAACATTGGGCGGAACTGCCAGGATCGACCAACGCGCCGCCCGGTGACGAATGGCACCATCGGAATAACCGGAATAGTCATCACGCCGCTGTCAATCAGTTCAAACCGAACAGATTTGACCTGTGACGCAGGAAGTTCACGATAAAGGTGCCACCAGACACCAGCGTTGTCACGCTCGATAATCCGAACGTGTTTCACGTCCGCTTCAAATTCGAGCATGCGGAAAAAGTTGATCTGTTCTTTTCCGTTGATCACTTTCGACCGAACTTCAAGAACGTTGGCAGCTTTGACATGCGACCAAAACGGACGAATGCCCAAACGCTTTTCATCGGCAACTGTGCGTGTTCCGGCTTCAATATTCGAGTAATCAACGAAAATCCAATCGATTGTTGAATTGATACCGTCGAAAAACGTATCAGCCGCAAAGGTGCTGAGCGTGTTGCCCGATCCGTCAACGTCCTCAACAAAATCCAGAAACGCTTGCGGAATAACCGTGTCGTCATTGGATTTGTTGACCGCACCGGACAGCGTGACTTCTTGTTCAAACGGCTTGGATGCGAGATTTTCCACAATGTCGCGATAGACGTTGGTGAATTTCGCATTCTTCCAACGGAACGTATAACTCGGATCGCTTTCATTGGGGAATTGCGGCAAATACAGCGCGTGCTGATCGCGCATGCGTTCGGCACCGTCAACAATGTCGCTGGTTTTCTGCCAATAGCCGATCATGGCGTGCCAGTCGCGCGAACCAATGTCGATCTTGTTCAAATCTTCACCGTTGATCGCGGTGCGGCTGTCACGGGCGGCAATCGAGACGTTTTCGCTGGCAATGGTCGCGCCAGGGGGAACCACCGCCATACGGCTTTGCGCGACCAAGCCCGACATTCGCATCTGTTCAGGTGTCGGCGTTGCGCTTGGTGACAGGGCATAAGCGCTGCACAGAACAGCGTGACGGCTCGGTGTCAAAATCGGACGCATGCGAATGGTTCCTTAATACGGGTTGCGCGGAACCTAGCACACGAAAAACCCCGCGCCAAGCATGAGACTTGGGCGGGGTTCATATGGGCTGAAGGCGCTTGCATGCCACCTGTTGCCCCGGCGCGCTGCTGACTTTGGAGGAACACCAGCGCGTTTTGCAGATTGTTTGGCGGATTGTTGCGGGTTAGTCAATGCCACGCATGGATTGATCACGCAACGTAATTTTTGGTTTCGGTTCGGGAATGGGCAAATCCTTGCGGATTTCATAGCCTTCAAACTGGTATGGTCGGGCTTCACGCTGCACGGTTTCAAAGTCGGATGGTTCCTGAACGTCATCGCCGTTGATGTTGGCAAAACCACGTTCGCGCAAATCTTTGATGATCAGCAGCTTGATTTCTTCAGGCGAATAAACGGCTTTCAGCGATTGTTTGAGCGTTGGCATGTTGCGGGTTCCTATGCGGCTTGTGAATAGGTTCCGACCAAGGAACCTTGATAATGCTCAACAGGGAAATAACACATAACGACACCATCGGCAAGATTGGGTGAACGGGTGTTGTCGGGCTTTTTGTCAACAATCTGTTTCAGCGATCCGTTCGGGCTGATCGTCGGTTGTGCTAGTTCCTTTTCAAGCTGACGCAACAGCGGAATGTTGCTGTCAATGCTGATCATTTCGTCCGGATCGTGAATGACACCCTGAACGATGTTCTGATAGGTGCGCCAAAAGCGCATGCGCAATGACCACCAAGCCTGTGCCTTGAAGTTGCCAAAGAAATCTTTGTTGCGGGCGCTTTCCGTGTCGCCTTCAATGATGTGATCATATGGATTGACCACGGACGCGCCAGCATTCCAGGGAACGAAATTGATCAAGTTCGGATCAACTTCATTCGCTTCAACCAGACGGTTCCATTCAGCCTTCACGCCACTGCCGACACCAATGCTGTCATACTGCACCAGAATGCCGCGATGGTGCTTCAGCCCGTCAGCGGTGCGCCGTGTGGTCACGCCGGTATCCCGCTCGCCCCATTCGACGGCTGAGCGCAACACCATGCCCTGACGCGCCACCAGGGCGTTCCTATCGCCACCACCATCGGCAACGTCTAGCGCTGCCATCCAATCGGACGATAGCCGTTCGTCGGGCAACCCAATGCGTTTGCAGCCAGCATCATCGATCCATTTGAATTTCAGGTGTGCGTCAATCGCTGCCTTGATCCATGCAGCATCAATAATCGTGTTTTCAATTGCGCCCGAATAATCGCGATCAACTTCCTGTTTGAATTTGTATAGCAGCCCTTCGCTTTCCCATTTGGCGCGGCGCTGATCGTACCATGCCTGTGTTTTGGCCGGATGATCGCGCCAATCCACAACAAACACGCGGGTTTTGCCAGGGTGTTGCGTCCAGTCGTTTGCGGGTGTCCAGTCAATGCCTTCCTCACGTCGCCTGTGAAACACATTGCCCAACCCGTTCACGCTGGAAATATCAACCTGAACGTTCGTGTTGTCGCCCAAGGATGCTTCAATCAGATCGGGCCGTTCGTAATGCGCGCTTTCATCCTTGAAATAGATCGTTTTACGCCCGCCGCGACCGATGTTGTCGCCAGCTTCACCGATCACAACCGCACCATTTGCCGGATTGATCAGCCGCATGAACGTCATGTGTTCTTTCTGAACAAATCCGGACGGCAGGAATTCTTTCGGCAAGCGACGGATGACCAATCGCAGCTTTTCAAAGATGCTGTCCGGATCGCCAAGCTTGTCAACCAGGGCTTCCTTGCGCGATCCCCAACCGACTGCACTTTCATCGCAGAACAGCCATTTCCAAACGCTGTAACCAACGCACAGCCATGTCAGGCCAACGTCACGCGCTTTTTCGACTAGGCCGCTTTCCTGATCGCGTTCCAATTCGGTCAGGAACGTAATGAATTCATCCTGACGCTTGAAGAAAATGAATGGCATCCATTTCATTGCACCGACAACGCGCGGGTTGTAAGTATCCATCCAATGCATGATGAATTCACCGGCATGTTCCGGTTCGCTGTAATATGCCAGGGCACCAGCCAACATGTTCGGATCACTGCGAATGCGCTGCAATTGTTTCACGCGCCACGCATACACCGCTTTGTAATCCGGTGGCCAATGGGCGTGATCGAGCGGTTCCGGACGCCATGCGGGTGCGTCACCGGGTTCATACGGGCGTGCAATCCAATCGAATAGGTCAGTTGATTGCATTATTTCGAACCGCACCGTGGGCAATAGCTTTTGCCGCCACGAATGATCCAACCAGAGCGCCGGGCGGCAGCGCGCGCATCGCCAAGCGTTTCCCAATCTTGTGAAGAATATTCATTTGCATCCGGATCGCTCATATCCATGCGCGCAAAAGCGTTGCGATCATGGTTCGGATGATCGCAATTCAAATCGTACAGAATTACACGAGCATAACGTTCGGTCATCGATAAGCCTCAAATTCTGGCGGCAAATGAACGTTTGCGGGCGCACCCTTGAACATCGGTCCAATCTGTTCAGGGCTGTAACCAGCCAAACCGCAACCGATTGCGACAACATCAAATTCAAGGTTGTAATACCGAGTTGCAAACCAAACGAAATATTCAACATGCGGCTGAATGTGGATCAGCGGCAGCACGCGCAATGCAGCATCTTTCGTCGGGATGGCAAAGGATCGCCCTTGCAAGCCCGTGCCCTGCCCCTGGCGTGCGCCATGCTTCTGCACAGCCTCAAGTGCCGAACCCTTGCCGTGTCGCCCGGCAAGGTTACTGCCAAAAACGAAAATGCGGGGATTGTTCATGAACAGCGATCCAATTTTGCCGGGCGCATCCAAACGCGAATTAGCGTGTTGTGCATCGCGTACAGTCGCACAGCACGTTCCCGATTGTTAGTGACAAACGTGCAAGCCTTCTGACCATTGATGAACCGCCGATCATTGTCATACGTGCTGAACTTGTCGCGCCGAATTTGGATCACAGCGGAACCCCGCCCGATCCGTTGCAGACTTCACACGGCGTAATGCCTTCAGCCGGGTTCTGATAGCCACAACCGTTACAGGTCGGGCACACGTCGCGCGGCACCTCTCCAACGCTCAACATGACAGGCGGATGGGCAACACCGACCAAATTCAGATATATCGGTGCGCCCTTGCTGATCGCGTCGATTTCGTCCGGTGACGGAAACCAGCACGTTTGTATGGTTGGAGTGTTTGGACCGGTGACGGTGCTGTGCATGGCTGTTTCGAGCATATGCGGCAAATCGCCAAGGTTTTTGGCTTCATCACGCACCGGCAACCCGTAATATCCCTGAGCTTTACCGATCACACGGGTTGCGCCTTCAATCCGACCGATTTCCATCAGGGCGTATCCTTTGCAAGCCGAACGCTAACGATCAGCCCGGCAACCAGCCATTGACCGGGCTGCAAGGCTGGCTGGTTGAACATATCCGGATCGCTTTTGATCGTCTGCAACAGGCGATGATAGGTTTCCAGTGTCGGACACACAATGTCAATCGTCGGCAGCGCTTGGCGATCAACATCAGCCATGCTTGCCAGGGTGCCGATCTGGATTGATACACCGATCAGGTTTTTGCGGGCTTCAGCCATGATCAGCGCTCCGCAATCTTTCGGTTTTTCAAAACCAAATTCGCATCATCGATCAATGAACACAGCATGCCGTGCCCGATTTCAGCATTGTTGCGGTTCAACCGCGAAATACGTTCGGCAAGCGCTTCAGCAAAATCCAAGCGCTGTTTGACAACCGTTATCATTTCAACGTCTTTCATTCTTCCAAACTTTCTTCATACAGCCGTTTGGCTTCAGCAGCCGTCATGGTGACTGTAACGTTGCGGGTTTCGATAGGCCGACCATCCGGCCCGCTCAATTCGAGCTTTTCGGGTGCGTACATTCCGAACCGTTTCATCAGTTTGTCAAGTCCGGAATTCTTGTCGTGCAGCTTGAATTTGAACTTTTGCGACTTGTTTCCGTCTTTGTCGGTGTTTTCGTCCAGGCTGAATTCGGACACGGCAGCAAGTCGCGCGCTCAATTCGCTTTCGGGAATTTTGTTCAGATCGAGCGTGAGATAATCGCCATCAGGGCTTGGCGTTGCAAAATCACCCATGCGAGCGAACGCCAGCAATGCGATTTCCTGCACAACGTTTTCAGCGGTGATTTCAAACCGGTCAGCGATCTTTTGAAATTCTTGGGCGATTGCAGCCTGAACAAGCGGGCGCTTCATGTAATCGAGCGCGCGGACGTTCGCTAGGCTGTTTCCCTTCAGTTCCGGGGATACCGCCAGGATCGCTTTGATTGGGTCATCCGTGGCCACGTAGGCACGCACAAAGATGCGTTCCAGCGGCTTGCACTGATCGTATGCGGATAAGACGCCAGACCGCGCGCCGTCTAGGATCGCTGCGGCTTTGCGTTGCTGATTGACCAAGAAATCGGCGCGACGTGCCATGTTAGTCGATATCCCATGAATTCAGATTACGTGCAATGTGGTTGGATGCTTTACCGTTTACGATCTGCGCACGGCGCGGCAAAATCGGATTGATCAATGACCGATGATCGATGACGATTGTTTCAACCTTGCCGATACGCATCCGGCAACGGCCATCAACATTGATCCACATTTTGCCGGTTTCATCGATTTCGATTTCAACCGTTTCGGCGTCTAGCATGTCGATTGTGCTGTCATCATTGCGTGTGGTCATTGCGGGAAACTCCATTTGTTCGGACGAACTTAGCTGAGTGGTGCGCTTAGGTCAAATTGCCAAACGCAGCGCCTTAATAAACCAAGCCTTAACTTGTTTTAGGTTGACGATAAACCAAGCATTTCCTTGGATAAACCGAAAACCGGTTAACTTCACTTGCTTCACGATCAACTTCACGATCTTTGGACTGCAAATGAAGTGAAAAACCCCATATTTTCCGGGCGTCTCCCGACTTTCTTCACTTGCTTCATTTACTTCCCTAAGAGTAAGAGATATATAATATTAGCATTATGGCTGGTGCTCAACAACGGTTGGAACAGCCCACACCGCCCCGCGCCCGCCCGGCAACCTGAAAACAAGTGAAGTACGTGAAGTAAGTGCCAACCCATTGATTTCATTGATATACCAAATGAAGTTCGCAAGTGAAGGAACGTGAAGTGAAATTCGATACAAACCATTATTGCGTTTATGCTCATTATTTGAACGGCGAATTGATGTATATCGGTGCCGGATCGTTCCAACGTGCCTTCAGCGTCACTTCACGTTCGCCAAAATATTTACAAACATTTTTTGAAAAATATCCAACAATCGAATTTTGGTACATCAGCAAAAATCGGCGTGATGTTTTGAAAATTGAAAGTGCTTGGATCAAAATTTTGAACCCGCCACTTAATCAAAATTCGTTAGATCGCGAGATAATGAAAGATCGCCTAAGCCAGAAAAAAGGCAGGGTTCGCAACCAGGGTGTTCTGTGTGTGGAAACCGGAATTGTTTTTGAGAGTATCCAGCACGTTGCCGCAGCTATGAAGCTCAACCCGTCAACTCTATCAAACCATTTGAACGGACGGATTGGATACCGTCATGTTCGCGGTTGGACATTTGAGCGATCCGGAAAGTTCAAACCAAATCATGCACCCGGAATGGATGTGCTGAAGGCTAGGCCAGGGTTTCGCCCTGGCGACTAGGTTGCGTATCCCTGATCAGCAGCGTAACCTCCAACAACCTTGGAAGCGTCTAGGTTGTACAAGTTCGGTTGCTTCATATCTTCCTGAAGGTATCGACCGCCAGCGCGCCCGATTTTCTTATAACCCATTCCTTCAATAATGCGTGTAATGGTCGGATGGCTTGCTTTGATCTTTGCAGCATCCAACACCATACCGACAGCAGCGGATGACACCCAACCGGCCCTAAAGCCCGGCTGATTTGTCTCAATCGCTTCCATGATCGCCAATTCCGGCGCGGTGCGTGACACTGCGATAGCTTCAGCAGTGCTTGAAGTGATTGGTGCGCGCTGGTGAATTGCAGGATCAAATTCCGGATCAATCAGATAATTGTGCAAGTACTGCGCAACAATTTCGCGACCTTCACCACGAACCCAATTGTACAATCCGCTAAAATAAGCGCTATCCATCCCGACATTCAACAAATCTTGTTCGTTTTGAAGCTTGCTGAAGAAAATTGCCCAACGGCGTGACTTGCGATCAACCGGCACAGCGTCTTGCCAGTTCGTAAAGAAACACCAGTTGCCAAAGTTATCTTCAATATCCTGATCAACACCCTTGCCCTGAATTTGAATTGTTTCTTCAGAAATCATGTCTTTCAGGGCTTCAATCAGATTGCGTTTTTCGTCCGTCCGGACTTCATCGCACAGAATGAACAAGCGTCCGCGCATCCAAGCATTGAACTTGCCACCGCTTTCGGCCAATTCGGTTGCTTTCGGATAATATGTGTAAACCCGTCCGATCGCATGTGTCATGCAGAACTTGATTACGTTTTTGCCTACACCTTCAACCGATTGGATCACAGGTGCCCAAGGGATTTTCACGCCAGGACGTTGAACGATGCAAGCAAAGTAGTTCAGCAAGATCAGCACGTCGCGTTCGGTCGGCAGGATTTTGCGCAAGTGTTCAACGAACGGTGAAGGATCACCATCCTTCATCTTAATGACGGGCGGAACGTATGTGTTGATCCCTTTTCGACCCAATTCATCTTCAATGATCGCCCCGCTTGCCTCAATCGGCAGGAACCGGACGTGATCGACCTTGGGCACACTGAAACCTTGACCGCGCGTTGCGGCTTTCCAGGGTTCGTCTGTGCTTTTGCTGCCGTCAGCCGTCAGAATGAATTGCTTGCCACCATACTTGGCATTGAACCGGCCAACATCCATGAAGCGCCCGCCCGGCGTGAGAATGCGCCCATCCTTTTCAATCAAAACGCAGCCCTTGAAATAGATGGCCTGTTCCGCTGGCAACAGCATGTCGCCCAACTGATCGCCAACCACAACCGGCGCTTGCGGGCCTTCACCCGGTAAAGGCAAACCAACCGGTGCCACCGGACCACCAGCAACGGGCGGACCGAACATCATTTGGGCTTTCATGCCGGATCGTTTCAGCAACCCCGGCCAACCCATGCGCGGCGCTTTTGCGGATCGCCAAAGCTTTTCGCTTTCGTTCGCTTCAAACTTAACGCTCTTGCGGTTCCAAGCATCCCAAACCGTTTTGGCAACGAATTCGTTCGTATGCGACCAAATGGCTTGCTTGAATGCAAAAGTCACATCGCGCCATTCGTCATATTCCAGGCCACTCGGATCGATAGCCTCAAGAGCCTTGACAGCCCATTCAAATGTCGGTGCGGCCAACTTAGGATCGCCAAGCGCGTTCGTCGCTGTACCACCGCCCGCTTCAACCACAACGCCCGCCAGCGATGACGCCAGCAACTCATGCGGCACCCTATCCTTGCCCCATGCCGGGCCAGCCTCAACCGTCACCAGCACTTGCGGACCCAATGGACCACCGGCAACGCTCTTAGCGTGCAAGAACCCCGGCACACGCATAATGCGCGGCGTGTCATTGATCGTCACATCACCGTTAAATGTGCTGATCAGTTTGCGCTGTAGCTCGCTGAACTTGGCCGGATCATTCCATTCATTTTCGAGCCAATAAACATGCGCTTTACCGGTACTTGATCGCACCACCATGTGCGGGGCAACTGACCAAGCCAACGCACGTTGCAAATCGTCTAGTGCAGACGGTTTATCCAGATCAACCCAATTGGCCCGCAATCCCGTAACGTTCTGAGCCTCACGGCCAAGCCCATCGGTCGCGTTGATGATCGCGAAAATACCATAGCGCGCGGCATTGTATGAAACCAGATCGTTCCAAACCGTTGCGAGTGGAGCGAACCAAATCTTTGCCTCGCGTCCGTCGCCTTTGATATCGCTGATCGCCCGCCAAGCCATCGGCGTGTTAACATCGCCCGTCAGTGCCGCAATGAACGCAGCGGCATGTTCATAGTTCTGCAATGTCATGCGTCGTCACCGATCATCTTGAACATTTCTTTCATGTCGATCTGTTCAAGGCGTCGTTTTGAATAAAGTGTTTGCATCAAACCGCGACCGATCCGACAATTGTACTTTGGTCGGAATTTGAAAAGATAATATGCTTCAAACAAATCCAAGTGTTCTTTCGGGCATGGGAAAAGTGTGAAGCTGTCAAATGTTTTGACGTTCATATGTGAAGCAAGCCGCGCCAAAGGCATCAATGCTTTGCCGACATAAACAATCGCATTTTCATGCAACAAAAAATAAATTGCAGGTCGCATTAGTGCTTCATTTCCGATCACACGTTTTGTTGCAAAAATGTGTTCGACAGTGTTCGGATCGTTTTCAGGTATGATGATTGTTTCATCGGCATCCGGACCGGTGTATTTTTCGGGTTCCGGATAAATATATCCCCATTCAAATTCAGCCAGATCACATTGCGGTGTTTTACCGTTTTCAGCGAGCCAAGCCAAAATATCTTCTAGCGCCCAAATCGCCCAACGCTCATTGGTTTCCTGAATGCGTTGCGGGAACCTGCCTTTTTTGACGCGATTATAGATCGCCCAAGGCTTTAGCCCGACGATTTTGCAAACGTCGCTAATTACAAGGCTTCTATAAACGGTCACGGGTTCAACCACCAAATCACAGACAGATCACACTCTAATCACATATGCCGTTGACGAACGCAAGCGATCATCATACTGTCCAAGTGGTAAAAAACGCAACATACAACCCCTAGTAGGTTGCCAACCTGGGAGACATATTAAGATGACAAACACCGGCCCGATCATTGGCGGCACGCATGACGGTGAACTGAACAGCCATGACGACACGCGCTGTCAAATCAATGCGATCACCCGCCCGCTGCCGATCTCGCAAATGATGGAAATGCCATCCGCTACTGATCTAGTTTTCGATATCGAAACGCTGCGTTGGGTGCCGTTCTATTTCAGTTTTCCGGATCGAGAATTCCAGAACGGCTTTTGGGTCTGTCTCACACCCGAAACAAACCGGTTCCGTGAAGATGCTGTAATGCCAGCACAGTGCACCTATTGCGGCACACGGTTGCGCCGTGGTCGCCAATCCGCATCCGGCTTCAGCATGGATCATCTAATTCCGCGCGCCATTCTACGCAATTCAATCGTCCAACTTTCACCGCAACAGCGGACCGCCAACAAAGTACCGTGTTGCATCGCATGCAACATGAAGAAAGACCAAATGAACCCGCTCGATTGGATCGCAACGCTAGGCGATCCCCGCCGCCGCACTGCCGTCACAACCCTTCTCGAAACCCTGCCATACAAGGAAATTTATCATGTCTGAATATCTCCCCGGTGATCGTGTCGTGTTGACCAATCAGGTTTCGCCCGTTTTGCGCGGCTGTCTCGCGACTGTTGTCGATTTCAAGCCGAAATCGTCGGACAACAGAAGCGTTTTTGTCAAGCTTGACGATGATCCGCAACCGGAAAGCATCACGTCAGGTTTTCGCGGTTGGTATGCAAACGATGTTGAACACTTTTTGCAGCGCCAGCCCATTCAACCGGGTGCCTGGGTTCGCACGATCAGCGGAAAAGACACATTCCAAATTCGTCAGGTATATTCCACTGTAAAAGGTGATGACTATGCGATCACAATGGCGGGCGGACAATTCAATGTTGAAAATCTTGCCCGCATTGCTGAACCCGCATTAATCGGTCACGGCTGGTATATGGCTCGCGAACCCGCAACCGACATGAGCCGTACCAATATCGGTGCAGCCCTTGACCGCCGCAATCAGCAGATCGCCGAATATCAGCGGCAATTGCGCGAACTTGGCGACTTCATCCGCAACGATCTTGGCGAAAAGCCAGCCGGTGCCGAACTAGTGACCGGAAGTGCAATCCGGATCATGAACCGCCAGCGTGAAGCGATCACGGAAGCCGCCAAGATCATGTGCAAGCGGAACGGTGACGGCATCGCTGATACGTGGTTGGCAGCATACGCCCCGGAACCCAAGCCCGCGTTCAAGCGCGGTGATCTGGTTTCGCACGCGCTGTCCGGTTTTCACCGTGCCAGGATCGTGACGATTGACCGCAATTCGCTTCAGACAGTTTACGAATTGATGGACACAATCAGCGGTGAAACCCGTTGGGAAACCAGCGGCATTCAACGGCTGATCGATTGATGCAAATCACGAACCGAGCAAAACGGATTGGCCGGGCGGTTGTCGCTGCCCGGTATCGTTCCGAGAAAGAGCGCAACGGCTTTCTGTCCGGAAAATATGACGACAATCAAAATGTGATCGACGCAACGCGCGCCGCACAATCCGCAATGAATGAACTGTTGCCATGTCTGCTGATTTGTGAAATAGCTTTGGACACGAACAATATGGCGATCCTGCAAGTGACCGCCGCCGATCTGAAGCACGCAACCCGCAAGGAATAACCCGATGGCTATCACATTTGAATTCAAGGGGAAAATTTACGCTCGCGTTCCGCATCGATACGGAAAAATTGATGTGCAATGCCTTGGCCCGGTGCAGCCGCCGCCAAGAACAATCACGTTGACCGAAACTGAAGTGCGGCAAATCTTTCAAATGTGGTTGGGCACCGTCAACCCAAACATGCCATACAAGGTTGTCAGCGTGAACGATTACACAAAAATGTTCATGTTTCTTGCCGATCAGGTCAAACACAAATGACAACCGCCCATTGCCCGAACTGCAACAGCACGCTCTACACGCCCGATCCGAGCAATGGCGGTGCAGGGCGCAATAAGTGCCTTGAATGCGGACAAGCCAGCACGGTTGCGCGCTGGTATGACAAGCCTAAGCACGGTGACATTCGTTCAGCAATCGTCGCCAGCGATGACCAAAGCTTCACGATCCGCACGACTGCATTCATTGATCCGCGCACCCTGCACCCGCCAACCCCGGCTGGCATATCATCAACCCCGCGTGCAACCCGCGAACCCGCCCCAATCCGTCAATACAAGGATGACGACGAATGAAATCAATTCGCATGACGATCACCAGCACGGTTGAAGTGACCGCCCCGCTCGCTGATCATGAACAACACCTGACTAGCCTGACGGATGCGGATCGCTCCAAAATCCGCAAGGATATGAAACGCAACATGACCGATCAGGCCAAATCGAACGGCACCAAGATCAAATCGGTTATTGTCAACAACATCCAACTGATTGAAACGAAATGATCAAGATAATTGCACTTGCCGCAATTCTCGCCACACTGACCGCCTGTTCAACCACCGGCAACGGAAAGTTTGTGCCAGGACAGATCAACGCCGCCAGCCTGAACGAAAAAGGCGAATTGGTGTTCACGCAAATCAACATCGGCACACCGCCCGCACCCGGCAACGCCAGCGCTGATCACCCGTCACTGTCTGACTATGACGTTTGGACGGAACGGTTTAAGAAATAGCCGCCACGCTCAACATTGCCCGATCACGATCCACACCCGGCATGCCACTGACAGCCGGGTGCTTTTCTATGATCAACCGGGCGATCACCAGCAAATTGCCGTCAGCAACCGCCCGATCCGCAACCGCGTCCAAAAGCGCAACGGTGCTGGAAAAATAGTAAATCACATTGGAGTGGTGAAGCCGTGCCAGACGGGCAACGCGCCGCGCTGTGACCAAGTGCAGCCCATCCCGCGCGCATAGCACGCCAGCCGCCAGGATCGCTTCGCGTGTCGCCTCGCTCTTGGTCATTCGTCAAAAACCCTGCGACCAATTTCGGTCAAGTGCCAACGCTTGCCGTCAGCCAGGAACACCATATCCTGATTTTTCAGCCTTTGCAAAAGCGACGAAATGCGGACCTTCGGCGCACCGAGCCGCCGCGATAGAACCGCCATTGATTGCGGCTTAATGTCCGGATGGTTCGTTTCCAAAACCGCCCGCAACACGTCATATTTCTTGATCTTCACCACGCACCAACACCTGTCAAAATGATCCGCTGCACATCCGCAACGCACCTGACAAACCCCGCACGCCCGCCATGCAACCGAACAACCCGATGATATTCCGCCTGTGCCTGGGCATGCGTATCGCCCGGCGTCATATGCCAATCGCTGTGCTTGGTTTCAAATGCACAATACACGCCAAACGTCTGTCCAACCATTTCCGGCGTGATCGTGATCGGCACGGGCGCAATGATATCGCTCGATTTGATCCGTTCATTCTGTTGCTTGCTGACATTCATCAACCCGTAACGGACAGCCCGGCCCGTGCTATCGACACAGGCACCGACATTGTTCCGTTGTGGTAAACCGCCCAACCGGGCGATTTCCATTTGTGCTTGCTGACTAACCGAACCTTCAAGCATGATGCAAACGCCACCAGCCGACAACGTTCCAGTATATCTTTTCGCGCCGTATGAACGGGTGAAACGAGCCGTCTTTGTTGTAAATATCAAACCATTGACCATCTGGTATTTTACCGTCATTCCATTTTTCAAAACCTTCTTTTAAATCCAACTCGGTTTGCGACGTGTCAGGCTGTTCCTGCAATGCGACTTCACCGGCACACGCGCTGTAACCAGCCTGATCAACAAAGTTATCCATATTGAAAACCGATCCAGTATGGACGCGCGACATTTTGGCCAGAACCATCATTTGCGCGAAGTCCATGCCGGTAATCGGCGCGGCAGCACCGCCCTTGCGGATCGATAGGTAAGCATTCCACAACACAGCGGTTGCGTTGAAGTTTGCGCCCTTGTCGCCATGCTGTTGTGCCCGATCACCACCGACCAAGCGTGCGGCTTCAGTTGCGATTTCATGTGCGGTTTTCACGATGGTATTTCCTTTTGAGGTTTTTGATCCAGTAGTATTCACGTTTGGCAATCGGATCGGCAAAGATTTTGGCCCGATATGCCTGTTGATATGCAAGCCGTTTTTCCTTTGTGCGCTCATAACTCAACCGGCGCAATATGGATCGGCACGGCTTACATTGACACATCAACCCGTCAATTTGCGACTTGTCTTTGTGAAACTGATCGTGCGGCTTTTCGTCACCGCATGCTGTGCACCGCTTCATTTCAAACATTCCCGCAATTTGCGTTGAAACAAACATTCACGGTGTTTGACAGGATCGGCCATAATGACCGCATGGTATTGTCTTTGACGTTGCTTATACTTTTCCGGATCGGCAGCATACCGAGCGTTATTCTGTGCCCGACAACATTCAACGCACGTATTGCAATGACCATCCGCGCGACTGGCGTCCGAATAAAATCCGGACAAGGGTTTTTCATTCCCGCATGCTGTGCACCGCTTCATTTCAGCCAGCCTTCAACCAGTTCGCGGGTCTTGTCATAGTCCGCCCTGGTGCGATCCTTGTGCAGCACGGACAGGGTATCGACACCCATTGTTTTGTAAAATCTGCGATAAACGTTTTCTAGGCTATCGCCACCGGCAACCCGCTGACCAGCCCAAAGGTCGATTACATCCGAGAGTGCCCGCTGAGCGTCAATCTTAGCTTGCTGGATAGCCGCGAAGTGGTCAGCGGCATTGCCGCCGCCAAATGCCCCATGCGAGCGCCGTTGACCTTCTGACGCAGCGTTAGGCAGTTCGACGGCTTCACGCATTGCCTTCAGCATTGCCGCATCTAGCATCATCAGATCACCGTCAACCTGTTCAATCGAGCGCCCGCCCGTTTCCCCTGGTGCCAGCTTGACCACGGGTTCACCGCAATGCGGACAGACGCGGTGCACAGCCTCAAACGGCTTGTAACACTTCAGGCAATGTGTCAGTTCGACTTCATCCGGATCGGGTGCCATCTTGGCGCGCTTTTCGCGACGATCCAGCGACCATTCGCGCCGCTTGTCGGGGAACCCGTGCCGCTTGAAGTTGCTGACCATATCGATGATCAAGCCAAACAACTTGCCGGGCATGAGGCGCAACGCGCGTCCGATCTGTTGCAGATAGACAGCGAGCGAATTTGTCGGGCGTGCCATAATCACAACTTCAATTGCAGGAAGGTCAAACCCTTCACCGAACAAATCGACGTTGCAAAGAACCTTGATTGTACCAGCCCGGAAACGTCGAATGTATTCCGAACGAACATCATCGGGCGTGTTGGCAGATACGGACGCGGCAGAAATACCAAACAGGTTGAACTGTGCGGCCATCTTGTTCGATGTTTCAACATCGGTCGCAAACACAATTGCCTGTTTACCGAGCGCGAACCGGCAATAATTCACAACCACGTCGCCATATATGCGGCTGCGTTCGCTTTCCTGTTTCATCTGTTTCGGGCTGAAATCACCGCCCGGCGTGACGTTCAAATTCTCGCTGTGATAGTCGGTTGTCGGAATGACCATTTGGTAATCCGTCAACGCGCCCATGTCGATCAGTTCGCGCATGGTTGGTGCCAGCACCATATGGTCAATCACACCGTCCGCATGCCGCCCAAGCCCTTGCCCGTCAGCACGTTGCGGGGTTGCGGACACCGACAAACCGAGCGCATTGGTAAACCATCCAAGCGACGTGCCCCATTTGTTGCCTAGCAACCAGTGGTGGCCTTCATCACAACGGACCTTGCCCATTTGTGCAGCCCATGACGTGCCTTCAATGTCGGATTGCCGCGCCATAAGCGTGTCCACCGATCCGACCGAGCAATTCGCGCCAGGAACGATGAATGACCGGCCAAACTCGCGACGATGTTCAGCGGTGATATTTGCAATCAGTGCTTTCGGTCCGATGATTTGATGCGGCACACCGACACGCGCCGTATGCAGCGACATTTGCCCGATCAGTTCCTGACGATGTGCAACCGTAAGCTGTTGAACGTTCCGCTGATAATCGCGCAACGTGTCATGGCTAAGATTGATCGACTTACCGCCGCCCGTTGGGCAAACGTACAGCACATTTCGTGCACCGCCAGCCCAAGCCGCCATGATTTCATTGTCAGCCCGTTGCTGATAGTCACGTAATTGAATGGTCAACGGACAGCCTCAACAACACGGGCAACAGCCGCACAATAATAAGTCGGATCGCGTTCGATACAAATCCAGTTACGTCCGGATTGTTCGGCAGCGATTGCAGCTGTACCGGAACCGGCGCAATTATCAAGCACCGTATCACCTTCATTCGTATAAGTGCGGATCAGGTATTCAAACAATGCAACGGGTTTTTGTGTTGGGTGTTGTGGTTTGCCTTCTGTTTTCGCACTTCCAAACTCGATTACAGATTTGGGAAAACCGATAGTATTTTCATCAGTTCTAGGTGCGTTTGGATCGTTTTGACCATAAGATGATGTTTTTGTTTGAGCACCTTTCTTTTCTGGCCGAACTTTCGTTTTGTCTTTCAAGAATTTCTGGGCATTGTAAATCGGTGTATTTCTGGCAAAAACTGTAACATGTTCGTGTTCACGCATCGGCATTCTATTCGCATTCAGATGCCCAGTTGCGTGTGATTTCCGCCAAATCCAATCATACTTGAAACGTTCAATCTGTGACATGACAAGCGCTGACGTGAACGGTTGCGCAGCCGTTAACACCACGGCAGCATTCGGCTTGGCAATTCGCCAATAATGCGACCAAAGCGCATCGAACGGTATTACGCTATCCCATTTATTTTGCGTCGTGCCATAAGGCAGATCGCACAAGATCATATCAATCGAGCCATCCGGTATTTCGACCATACGCTCCAAACAATCGCCCATGATGAACGTGCCGCGTCCGATGTTGAGGCGCATCAGCTTACCAACCTATCCGACACGATCAACACCACCATGAACACGCCATTGCTTCCCGGTCCGATTAGCCCGCCGCCGCCCGGTGCAGGATCATGCACGATCCGATCACCTTGGCATATCACAATATGATCGCCACCATCGGATGCACCTTGCAACATGTAAAACATGCCAGGGTTGAGCGCATTGCACGTTGCGGTGACTTCCTGCCAATCATCGGACGCATACGGCACAAACCACAATGAAGCGTTGTGTTCATCCATCATCCAATTGCGGACACCCCGCCAAAGCGCGTTCGGTTCCGGGTTGCCATCGGCAAAATGCGGCACGTCACCGACCGAAACCGCATCGGTCAAACAGGCAATGCACGTGCGGAGACAGTCACCATATTCACCGTTTGCCGGATCGTGACGGCTGATCATTTTGTGCCTGATCATGCCAGCCATTCCTTGATGCGTTTTTCATGTTCGAGCTGGCAAATCGTCTGTGCATCGTAAAGCCGTGCATAAATCGTGCTGAATTCAACACCTTGCACAACCAGATATCCTTGCATGCTTTCGCCAAGCTTTGCCGCTGTGATGATGTAATAAACCCGTCCTAACGCTTCAGCCTTCCAAGCCGTATTTGTCAGGTTTAGTTCCCATTTCAGGGACTTGAAACGCTTGTCTCTTTGGCTCATTTCAGAAAATCCGGAATTGTTGCGGGTTTGAATGACTGTTCTTTTCCGCCATCGCTGACAAAAAAGATACCGAACCAATTTTCGTCTTTGATATCGCGAACGATGGTCGGTTGTGACATATCGATATTGCGAGCGCAACGGATCACGCCGCACGGTGCGGTTTTGCAAAGCCGCGACAGCAATGCACCGCTGAAGCAAAAACAGCCATTGTTCTTGGTTGGCAGATCGCCCGGCACCAAAGCCCGCCAATCCGGATAGTCGCCCGGCAATTCACCGTTGCCAGGGAACATAACGCCATCGCTGGTTGTGATCACCGTCCAACCCGGTGCTTGGTTGATGATCAGATCACCGTCAAGCGACTGCGTTGCGAGTGCTTGCAATGCCGGGTCAATAACGATGTTGACCGCGCCATCCGGTTCACCTTCAGCCAGTGCGCCCATATATTCACCAGCCAAGGCGAAAGCATTCGATGCAACCGCTAGTGCGACACCCGCACGGTGTTCAATGCGAACACAACGCAAAACCTGACGATTGTTTTCATCGGGTTGCAGCGCCATACCGGCCAAACGCAGATAAAGTTCACAAGAAATCGCAAACTGTGTCATGCTGCAACAACCCGTGCGGCCATCAGCTTCAGCATAATCAGGAATTGGTCGCGCTTTTCCTTGCCATATGATCCGGACAGATATTTTCCGGGTTCGTGATCATCCTGTTTGATCAACCAAGCTGAAAATTCTTTGATATTGACAGGCATCCGACCAACTCCAAATTTGTTGACCACTTGTGCAAAAACCGCTTGCAAAAGTCAACCCCCTTCCACTATAACGGTTTTCGGAATTATCCAAAAAGGAAACCCAACAAATGCAATTCACCTTGACGATCAGTGGCGACACGAACAACAGCACCGACCTTTCGGTGCTTGCAATGCTTGCTGGCATGGGTCAGCAGGTCAATGGTGGCACATCGACCATTCCGGGCATTGTCAGCCTGAACGCCGCCGATCCCGATGATGAACCGGCTGTTGCCGTTGCTGGTGATCCGAACGAACGCGACACCACCGGCCTTCCCTGGTCTGAAGAAATCCACAGCAAGGCACGCTCCAAGAACGCTGACGGAAGCTGGCGCAAGCGCAAGGGCGTCCAGGCCGATCTTGTGACCGCTGTTGAAGCCCGTCTGCGTGCCGCCAATGGCACCGCCCCGGCACCTGTTCCGACTGTTCCGACTGTGCCGCCCGTCGCTGCACCGGTCACGCCGCCCGCACCCGCGCCGACTGTGCCTGAAGTGCCGCCCGTTGTTGCTGCACCCGCCGCACCACCGGTCACGCCGCCCGCACCCGTCGCCAGCGGTGCACCCGCTGATTTCGGTGCCTTCATGGAAGTGA